CCGCCGCGCGAAGCGCCGCGGCCGCGCGTGACCAAGCCAATCGATCCGCCGGCGAAGGAGCCGGATGCTGCTGCGGCAGCGCCGCCCGTCGACCCGCCGCCGGCGGCGAAGTAATCGCCCCGGTCGTTTCATCTTTTTTTGCTCTTGTCTGGAGGGACAAATGGAACCGAACGCTGGCCGCTTTCAATTCACCGACCGCCACGGGCACGTGTGGGACACCACCCTCACGCTCGGCGGCGTGAACCGCGTCGACGCTTCCGATTTCGCCGAAGTGTTCCAGGGCGAGACGTGCCTGGCGGAGCCGTCCAAAGAGTTTCTGACGGCGCTCGTCTCGAAAAACTCCGTCGTCGCGGCGGTCGTCTGGGCGCTCGTGCAGCCGCAAGTAGCGACGCGCGACGGGTTCACCGAGCTCGATTTCATCGAAGCCCTCCACGGCCCCGCACTCGAAGCGATGAAGCAAGCGTTCTGGGGGTCGCTTTGTGATTTTTTCCCGGACCTGGCGAGCGGCTTATTGCAGATGATCCAGACGCACGAGCACGCCCGCAAGAAGGTCGCGACGATGATGACGGCCGAGAGCGAAACGCTGAGGAGCAGCCTGGACGCGATGCTGGAAACGGAACTGACCGCCGGGTTCGCACAGCTAAAGAGCGAGCTTGGGATCGTATCTACGAGCTCGGCGCCACCGCCGGCCTCACGCCCGAAGCGTGGTGGCCGCTCACGCTCCGCCAGCTCCTGATCTACCACGACACAAAACTACTCGACGCCTGGGACCACACAGCCGCAACTTACTCAGTGATTTACAACCTGATGGCGCTGGTGTCCCAGGCGCTCGACAAACACAGCAAGCTCAAATTCCTGCAGGCCGCCGACTGCCACCCGCTGCGCAAGACGAAGGCGAAACGCGACGGCTTGCAAATCACCACGGAGAACTTCGGCGATCTGAAAAGCATTTTCCGTGGCCTGTCGGGAGGCAAGCGCGGGCGGAAACGCAAGCCGAGGAAAGAGTGAGCTCCGATGGGATTTGCGGTTGCCACCAAGGGATTCGCCACGTTCGATCGGCGCGTGGTCAAGATTCGCTGGCGCCGCATCGCCGAGAGCCCGGCCAAGAAGGCCGGCCTGCTCGTGCGCAAGATCGCGATTCGCTCGATCCGCCGCGATCGTACAAAAAGCGGCAACCGTCCGAGCAAGCCCGGCAAGCCCCCGCGCACGCGCGCCCCCGGTGATCCGCTGCGGCGGATCTATTCGGTGCCCGAAATGATGGGCACGCGCGTGATGGTCGGGCCGCTGGGCTTCGGTGATCCGAATCCGGTGCCCGAGCTGCAAGAAGAGGGCGGGGTGCGAACCGGCTACTTTCGCCGGCGCAAACGCACCGGACCCATGCAGCGCGATAAGCGCGGCAAGTTCCTCAAGCAAAAGCTGCTCTATCAACGCGCCACCGTGCGCTTCCCCGAACGTCCCTACATGCGCCCGGCACTCGCGAAGGTAGTTCCCAAACTGCCTGCGATGTGGACAGGCAGCTTCAACTGAGGAGCCCCGTATGCCTAGCTCCTCGGGAGTCAAAGCCGGCAAAGCGTTCGTGTTGATCGAGGCGATCGACAAGACCAGCTACATCCTCAATCGCATCAGCAAGAAGCTCAACAATTTTGCCGCCAAGATGACGGACATTGGCCGCCGCGCGATCATGGGCGCGACGCTGGCCGGCCTGCCGCTCGCGCTTTCCGCCAAAGTCTTTGCCGACTTCGACGATCAGATGCGCACCGTGGCGGCCGTCAGCCAGGCGGATGCGGCTGCGTTCGCGCGGCTCAGTACCGAGGCCAAGCGGCTCGGCCGCACGACAAGTTTCACCGCGGTGCAGGTCGCGAGCCTGATGGTGGAGCTGGGCAAAGCGGGTTTCAATCCCGCGCAAATCGAACAGGCGACGGCCGCGGTGCTGGACCTGGCCCGGGCCTCGGGTACCGATCCGACGCTCTCCAGCGGCATCATGGCCACCACGCTGCAGCAGTTCGGCCTGGGGGCCGATCAGGCCCGGCGCGTGGCTGACGTGCTCACGCTCACGGCGAATGCGACGTTCAACTCGGTGGAGCAGCTCGGCGAGTCGCTGAGCTATGCCGGTCCGGTGGCCGCGGATTTCAACATGACGCTGGAGGACACGCTGGCGGTCCTCGGCGCCTTAGGCAACGTCGGCATCCTTGGCTCGAGCGCCGGTACCGCCGTGCGGCGGCTGCTCACGTTGTCCGCGGCGGAAGCGCAGAAGCTCGAAGGCATCTTCGGCGTCAAGTTCCAGGACGCGGGCAAGAATGCGCGGCCACTCATCGACGTGCTCGGTGAAATCAACGAAGCCACCAAGAACATGGGGACCGCCGAACGCGCCGCGAAATTCAACGAGGCCTTCGGCCTGCTGGGTATCACTGCCGCTAGTGCTTTGGGGAAAGTTTCCGTCGACGTCAAAAAGCTGCAACAGGATCTGATGAACGCGGCCGGCGTCGCTGCAAAAACCGCCAAGCAGATGGATGCAGGGCCTGGTGGTGTTTACCGCCGGATCAAAGCGGGCATCGAAGGCATCGCGCTAGCGATCGGTGGCGCGCTCACGCCGTTGATCATGCCGCTGGGCGGCCTCATCACCACGCTCCTGGGCAAGTTCGCTGAATGGATTGTCGCCAACCAGGTGCTCGTCGCCGGAATCGCCTTAGCGGTGGGCGTTGTGGGCACCTTCGGCGTAGCGATGTTTGCATTGGGCGTGGCGGTCAAGCTGGCTTCAATTGCGCTCGCTGGCATGGCATTCATCCTCGGGTTGGTGAAAGGGCTGATGCTCCTAATCAGCAGCCCGATCTTCCTGACGATCGCAGCCATTGTTGCGATCGGGGCCGCGATCCTGCTGCTCAGCACGCGCGTACAGGATCTTGTCGGCGGGGCCATCAATGAGCTGGGCGCCGCCTTTATGCGGGCGTTCGCGATTGTGAAAAAGGCTTGGGCCGGCATTTCTGAGGCGCTGGCCGCCGGTGACACTGCCACGGCAATGAAGCTTGCCGGGCTGGCGGTTGCCGCCGTTTGGGCCCAGGTGATGGAGATGCTGAAGAATGGCTTGCTATCGGTCAGTCTGGATGCCTATCGGGTCTGGCTGGACATTGCCGCTGGGTTCAGCAAAGCGATGAATGCGGCGATTGAGTTCGTCCAGAAGCGGCTCGTCGACCTGTTGGTGATGTACCTCAAATTAGAAGGCATGATCACCGGTCGCGATATGTCTGCAGCGATCTTCGCTGTCGAGCTGGGATTCAAAACGGCCGCGGCAACGCAACGGCAAAAAGCCGATCAGCAAGTCGACCACGATCAGGAGATCAAGCGTGCTGCGCTCGCTGCCATCGAGATCGCGATGCGCACCAAGAACGCGGTCGATCGAAAGAAAGCCGAAGATGCTTTGGATAAGGCCCTGGCCTTGCAGAAGGCGATTAAAGCACTTCAGACGATCAGCATGTGGGGCTGGTTGGGCCCGGGCCGCAAAGCCACGGGAGCGAAAAGCCCTCCCGGCTCGACCGACTCCAACCAGCGCAAGCCGCTCGAGGCCCTGCAGGGACTGGAGAAGGGGACGCTCGAAGCGGCCAAGGCGTTCATCGAAGCCCGCTCGCAGAACGATCCGGCGCTGAAGATCGCGCGGGACCAGCTCACGGCGCAGCAGCAGATCGCCGCCAACACGGGCCGCCCGCCGATCGAAATCGAGGTTGTGGGGTAAACGCCGGTCGCCGGCGAACGCAATCATTTCCTGAGAAATACTCATGGGCATCATCCTCGGCGAGCAAGCCGCCCAGCGGACCGGCCTGATCGCGATCACCAAGCGCAGCGGGCTGTGGGTGCAGGGCCGCAAATTCAAGCAGTCGTTTTACGTGCTCGCCGGCATGGACGAGGACGAGGACGACATCATTGCCACGATCGGCATCCCGCAGGTAGGCACGCTGTACCGCGGCGCCGTGTGCCTGGGGCACGACGTCCGCGAGATCTCGCCGGTGATGAATCCGCACACGGGTCTGCCCGGCGTGCTGTGCGAAGTTGTGATCGACTTCGATAACGACGTCACGCCGGACGACGCCGATCAGCCGAACACCGACCCGGAGAATCGCCGCGCCCGGGTGAACTGGACGGGCGAGCTCGAAGACGAGCTGCTCGAGCGGGACGCGATCACGGGCGATCCGATCGAGACGCCCGCGCACGAAGCGATCCTGGTCACCGCGCCGACGATGATCCACATCTTGGAGATCACGCGCTACGAGACCTGGCCGTTCAACCCGCTGACGAATTTCTTGTATGGCGGCAAGCTCAACTCGGCGCCGTTCTATGACGCGCCGATCGGCACGGCCTGGCTGCAGCCGATCGAGGCGCCCGAGGAGGAGCTCGAAGGGAGCCGCTACGTGCACGCGACCTACCGCGTGAAGTTCAAGATCAAGGAAGATCCCGAGAACCCGGGCCAGATGCTCGCCGATACGTGGAAGATGCGGCTGCTGTGCCAGGGGCAGCAGTTCATCAACCAGAGCAACGGCAAGGTGGAGCGCAACCTCGACGACAACGGCGACCCGGTGAAAACCAACCTCAGCCTGTTCGGGCGCCGCCTGGGGCCGAGCGAAGATCCTGAATATCTGCTGTTCAACCGCCTCAGCAAAACCGACCTGAACGATCTGAACCTCGGCCCCTTCGCGTAGCACATCATGGCTGATCCACCGATTGGCGGTTTCCGCACGCAAACCGCGCGCGAGCTGCTCACACTGCTTAAGGCGAGCAAGTCGAAAACATCGCCCGGGGTGCGCATTGACATGCCGACTTTGCCGATCTCGGTGGGCAACTTTATTTGCAAGGCAACCAGCAACATTGAGCCGCTGGTTGGCTCAACTCCAGGTTCGGGAACAGCGGTCTTATGGGTCTGGAACGACGACGATGACGTCGAGGAGACCGAGACCGAGGTGAAGGTTTTCAATTTCTCCGAGGTCGCGATTCAGGCTGACAAATTCCTGGTCGGTGTGCGAGTGGGCAAACGCCGCGTGATCATCTTCGAGAGCTGCGGCGGCGGAGAGTAAAACCGATGGCCTTCAAAAAGAACAGTCCGGGTTGCAATCTGGGGAGCTGCAATTGCGGAGGGTGCCTACCGATCGCGCGGGACCAGTTCGATCGAGACAACTCGTTCGACATCAACACCGGCGCCCCGTTCACTTGGTCTGGCGATACTTCCGGCCTGGAGATTTTTTTGAACCGGCTGCTCTTTTCTGGCGTCACGACCGGCAGCATCAAATGCGGAACAGCCAATCCGGCCAGCAGTGGCTCGGGCGTCGTCTATTGCACATTTGAATCGAACGACGCCGGCGAGATACTTGAAGTCTGGCTGAACGGCACGGATAAAGACAACTGTACAGTCGCACGCCTGACGACGCCGGACGCACTGGAGATTCGCAAGCGTGTTTCGGGAACGGACTCCATCCTTGCCAGCCGTTCGCTTACGTTGAGCGGTAGCGGGGTGTATACGCTCTGGCTCAAGTATTCAGTTGCGCGAGGCCTAGCCCAGGCTTCCGTTGTTGATGGCGTCGATGCAACACACCTCTGCACAGAACCCTGCGCCCCCATTGATGAGGTCGGGTACTATGCTGGCCTTGCGGTTGGACCTCACGATTTCACCAGCATCTTCGCGGACGACTTCAATTACTACCCACTCGGCGATGTGGGCAATGGCTGCCCGGAGATCGCATGTCCTGACCCTGATCCGTGCGTGATGGTCACGGATAACTTCACCCGCCCAGACAACACGGACATCAGCGCCGGAGCGCCGTGCCGCGGCTGGACAGAGGTTAGCGGTGCATGGTCGATCGCCAGTAATGTGCTGCAATGCACGACGAGCGGCATCGCGATTTGCAACACGCCACACGCGGACGGCCTGACATCGATGATGGTCACGGCAACCTACACCATCTCGGGGAATCGCGCGCTGATCATCGTCGGGTACTTGGATTCGAGCAACTACACCTACGTAGCATTCGGAGTCAGCGGCGTCTCGCTCAATCGAGTTGCGGGAGGCGTCGACACGCAGCTTCATTCAGACGGGATGAGCACCGCCAGCGGTGGCGTAGCCAAGGTGTGCGTGACCGCGGAAGGGAAGTTGACCGCATACAGAAATGGCACGGCCGAGCTGACGTACACCGGACTTACATTCGCGGGCACCCAGTGCGGGCTGGGCAAGAAGGATACCGGGACGGTTACATTCGATGATTTTGAATTCGCGCGGGTGTACTCGGAAGAAAGCCCCACTTGCGCGCAGTGCGGAACTGCGAATCCAGAGGTATGCTCCGATTGTTGCCCCGGCGGTCCTAGTAGACACCTGACATTTTATTGGCCGGGCGGCCTTAGTAGCCTGGGCGGATGCTCCGAATGCAATCGTCTTACGGACGAGCAGGAATTCGATCTCGCGCCAAGCATCTCGTCCTGTCAATGGTTCTACGTTGACGGGCTCGCCAACTTAGTAGATTGCGGCTCGGATGGCCGAGCCAGTGGCGGCGACTGCTGCAGCATCGATCCGGCGAGTCCGTCGCTGCTGATTACCGCCAGGACGCTGATCGATACCACTACGAGCCCGTTCACTTGTTTTATGCGCGTGCAAATTAACCTCGGCACCTGTCCGTGCCCAAGCTTTAACGCCCGAGAGCTCCTAAACGTGAGCTACCAGACGAGTCCAAGCGCTGGGCTGCTGGGGGTTCTTTGCGATGGGGCGGAACGCGATCTAGAAATCCACACCGAAGCCAGCGCGGTCACGGTCTATCGCGGACAGCAGGGCTGGACGGATGGCTACCACGGCGGCTGCGCCGGCACACTGCCAACAACCCCAACAATTCGGGCATGAGCGATCAGGTAATTACCTACTGTGATTTGTTCGATACCGGACGCACGGTTGACGGCATGCACGTCTTGCATTGTGCGACGTGCAACCAGCCGTATCACACCAGCCGGCCCAACATAAAGCACAAACGGATGTGCGGTGTAGCTCCGGCACCGACCCCGGAAGAGCGATTTGTTTTAGACGTTAAGGAAGTTGCGGAGAAGGCTGGAATCAAGCTACCGCTGGGCGACTGGACCGCAGCCGGCCTGGAGGCAATCGGGCTCACCAAGCAGCGATGGGCGGACTGGACCGGTGGCGGTACATCGTGCGGCGGATGTGAGGGGCGACAGCAGCGGCTGAACGAATTAGGCGCGAAGCTGGCGGGCTGGCTAAGCGATGGCCGGTGAGCCTCGTCGGATTTGACGAGCTCGGCCGAAAGGGTGTTTCCCTTGCCGTGCCGGTGGGCCTGGTTGTAGCTTCTCGAGCCTCGTCAGCGCTGGCGATAAGATCCGTATGGAGGGGATTCCAAAAATGTTTGACCGCGTGCACGTCGTCACGCTGGCCCGCCGAGCGGATCGGCTCGCCAGATTCTTTCGCGAACTGCCGGCGGACTGGCCGTTCGCCACGCCCGAACCGTTCCCCGCGGTCGACGGCCAGGCCGTGCCGTCGCCGAGCTGGTGGCGCCAGGGCAAAGGCGCCTGGGGCTGTTACCGCTCGCACCTGACGCTGATCGAGCGGGCGCTGAACGACGGCCTGCAGTCCGTGCTGCTGCTCGAAGACGACGCGCTGCCGGTGGCCGATTTTACACCGCGCGTGAGCGCCTTCCTGGCGGAGCTGCCGGACGATTGGCAGATGCTTTATTTGGGTGGACAGCTCATTCGGCTGCATCAAGGCAAGCCGATGATCGTGAGCGACCAGGTGCTGCGCCCCCACAACGTGCACCGCACGCACGCGTACGCGCTGCGCGGGCGCGAGGCGATGACGGCCGTGTATCGGCACCTGCACGAGTGGTCGACGTGGAAAGCCCGCAACCACATCGACCATCACTTCGGGATGCTGCACGAAAGCGGCCGGCTCAACGTCTACTGTCCGCGCGAATGGCTCATCGCCCAGGCCGCGGGCACGACCGACGTCAAAGCGGACGGCCGCCGCTTCGACGAGCGGCTGTGGCCGGCGCCGATCAAACACGCGGCGCCCGCCAGGCCCGGCCTGCGGCCCACCGAGCCGGCCACCTGGCTCGTGGTGCTCGGCCTGCATTCGTCCGGTTCGAGCGCCCTGGCCGGCGTGTGTTACCACCTGGGATGCCACATGGGCGCCCGGCTCACCGGTTACTACGGGAGCGACCCCCAGCGGAGCTGCGGCTTTGAGAACGCGAAGCTGGCCCGGCTGTGCGAAGCGGCGATCCCTTTTCCGGCCACACAGCGGGCCCAGACGCCCGCGGTGATCACGACGAACCTGCGGACCTGGATGGAGCGGCTGGCGGCCGAGGCGCAGCACATGCACGCCATGCCGGCCTTTAAGTACCCGCTGCTCTGCGAGCTGGGCGACGCCCTGATCGCCGCGGCCGGGCCGGCAGGATCGCTGCTCGTGGTGCATGCGGACCGGCCGCTGGAACAGTCGATCGCGTCCCTCGTGCGCCGCTGTCCGCACCGCAATGCCGAGCAGCTTGCCGCGCACCAGCGGTGGCTCTACCGCGGCAAGCAGGCTTTCCTGGCCGAGATCCCCACCGAAGCGAAGCTGCACGTGTCCTATGACGAGCTGCTGAGCAACCCGCGGCGAATCGCCCAGACGATCTCCGACTTCGCCGGCCTGCAGGCCACCGACGATCAGATCGCCCGGGCCGCGGCCTACGTCGACCCGTCGAAGCGGCACGTGAGTTAGTCCAGCTCCGGCGGTATAAGCGGCTCCTCGCCGATCTGCACTTTGTCCAGGTAAGACACCTCAGCGATCCGTGGGGACGTGTGCCCCAAGTACTTCCAGCCGGCGCCGGGGTGTTTGATCTCGACATGGGTTGCCCCTGATCGGCGGAACCATTTCAGCGATCCTTCGGGGATGCCGGCCCTGGTAAAGATGCCGTCGAGCAACTGTCCCAGATACCGTTTGCAGACGACGCCGCCGAAAACGGTTTCACGGCCGGCAGTTCCAATTTTGTCGATAAGCGTGATCGTCGCCGGGCGTATCTTCGCCAAGTGCGGCCTGCCGGTCTTGCTTTGCACCATCACGATTCGGCCGCTTTGCTGTATCCAGCTTCGGCGAATTCGCAGGACGTCGCTACGGCGAAAACCGGCCTCATAGGCGGTGCGGCAAAACGCGGTCAGATACACGCGGCGCTCAATGCCCGGGAAGTCGCGGAAGACTCCGCCGACCGATGCACACTCCGCGAGAATCGCTTTAATTTGTGGCTTCGTCCATGCTCGCGTTATCTCCGTGCTTGGTGCAACGGGACGAATGATCTTGTGAGGAGCGACCAACGATTGATCGGCGAGGTATCGCCACAGCGTCAGCACCATTCTGCGGCGGCTGCGAATGGTCTCGATCGCATACCCTGCAGCGATCATCCACAAAATGAATTGGTTGACCGTGCGATCGTTGAAATCAGAAAGCGCCGCTTCTCGGGAGAGAAACTCAGAAAAGCACTTTTCGGCGTAATGCAGTTGCTTGGCAGAGTCAGCGGTCAATTCGTGGCAAAGCGAGTACTCATCGGCAACGCGCGACATGGCAGATCCTCGTACACTAAGGGGTTCCCTCAGTGAAACGGTAGCTTATGCGTCATGCTGGTTCAGGCACGTCCTGCCTTGTCCTTTTCCTTGCGAATCGAATTGCTGATGCAGTCGGCATCATTGGTGCAATTCAATCTCATTAGCTCGACAAGCTAGGGGTCATAGGTTCGAGTCCTATATCGCCCACTTTGCTTAACGGCAAAAGAACTCCGTTTGAGAATGGCCGTCACCCGCCTGGGGCGGCCGGAGCGCGAATCGTTGCGCTCGAGGTAGGTGTGACAACCATAGTCCGTGCACCATCGGCGGGCAAGTAGTTTACGCAAACGCGCGATGTGCACCTGCATGCGGTCTAGCGCCTCGGTCATGTAGACCGAGGCGGTAACACCAGGAAATCTACGCACGACCAGAGAATAAGTTGGCCACGCGCACGCGATCCGGTTTTGCCATTCTGTACCGAGAGAGCAAATAGCGCGTCGACCGATGAAGTCCCGCCCGGGGTGGTTCCCGGGCGGGCACCTTTTTTCTTGTAGTTCGTCCGGGGCCGAGGCGATTCTGATGGCAGCAGCTTCGACGTACTACGTTCGGAAGGGCTCACAAATCCACGGCCCGTTCGATGCGGAGAAGCTCAAGCGGTTGGCGATCGCCGGGCAAATTACGCGTGACGACTTCGTATCACGCGATCGCGCGCAATGGACTCCAGCGGGCAATGTGAACGGTCTCTTTCCGCCCGCGGAGCTGATCGTTACGGAGCGACCAACCGCGATTCCCACGGTGCACGCGCCACCGCCGCCACCGATGGCCACGGCCGTTCCTGCCCCGCAGGTCGTCTACGTGCAGAGCCAGCCCGCTCATGTGACTCAGCGAGTCGTCGTCAACGTCACCCATCGTGGCAACACGTGCGCCGTTGCCGCGGCGTTGTTCGGCTTCCTGGCGCTGGCGTTCTGCTGGATACCGTTTTTAGGGCTGTTCACGATCCCGCTGGCGCTGCTCGCGATCGTGCTTGCCGCAGTCGGGTTGCTCGTCGCCGTGTCTCGCGATGGAGCCGGCGTGGCCGCTTCGGTTTGCGGTGGCGTTGTTGCCGTCCTGGCGATCGCAGGGTCGCTCATTTCGACGACGGCAGCCGTTGGCGCCGGAGCCGCCGCGGCCGCTGGTGCGGCTTCCGAGGCAGCTCAGCCTGCCGACCCTCAATAAGCTTTTTTTGCGCGCTTGACGGGGCACGCCAATGGCGTATGCTGGCCGGTATGAGCACCTCCACACTTTCGCCCGCCGAGATCAAAGCCCTGCGGCTCGCGCTCGGCGAGAACACCGCCGCCTTCGCCGCCCGCTTCGCCCGTAGCGCCCGCACCGTCGAAAACTGGGAGCAGGGACGCCGCAACCCCGACCCGCTGGCCGCCGCCGAAATGCTCCGCGTGCGTGCCGGCCTGACCACAAAAACACCCCGCAAGAAATCGGCGAAAAAATCCGATTGAGGGTATTGACGACATACGCCATTGGCGTATAATGAGACCATGGCGAGGGACGAACAAACGACTCCCTCGGGGATCAGCAGCCCGACCTGCTGAGGAGCCGGCCGAGAGGCCGGGAAGATGATGACGACTAAGGAAGTGCAATACGGATTCTGCCGTCCCGATCAAAACGACGACGCAGCGATTATTGCTGCCATCGATGCCGAAATAGCACGGCAGCCGACAAAAGGCATGGCTGCCGGTCTCGACGAGCATCGCTATCGACCTGCCCTGCACCGGCAGTTATGGGACGAGTTCGTTTCGAAAACGCCGCACTACAGCACACTGGGGTCGCTCGAAAAGACCGTAGAGGTCTCGTGGGGTGAGGGTGAATCGAGAAATGACGTAATCCGGCATATTATGTCGCTCGGATTTGTGCAGCCGTGGCCGGGACATGACCACTGGGAAAAGGACGGCCTAACCGTCGAGTTGCGGCGTGCGATGCGCCAAGGGGAGCAGAGGCGTCAGGGCGGTTACGAGGTGCCGGGGATCGTCATCATGGTAGCCCAGCCCGTGAAGGCGATAGACCCTGACCGAATCCTCGGATAATCTTCTTTCCGCGCCGCCCGGCTTGGTCCGGGCCTGTCGCCTGGATCAGCCGGCGGCGCGGCTCCATTGAGGATACCGTCCATGCCACCAATCACCGCCGACACCATCGCTGCCAAACTCGGCGTGCACAAGCACACGGTACACCGAGCCCGCGCGCGGCTCAAGCTCACCGGCTGGACGCGCGCCGTCGAGAAGGCCATCGCCGCGAACGTCACGGCCGGTCGCGGCAAGTCGCCGCTCGGTCGCTGGCCCAAGGGGAAGCGCCGCAACGACCTGCCCGGCTGGGAAACCACGCGCAAGCAACTCGCGCGGATCGTCGCCGAACGGATCAGCATCGCCGAGTCCAGCCGGCGGATCGGCGTCGACAGCCGCAGCGTCCGCCGCTGGCTCAGCGGCCAGCTCGTGCCGTCGCCCGCGCACGCCTCGCAGGTGCGGGCGCTGGTGCGGAGATTGAGCTAGCGAATAACTTTTTTGGCCGCGTGCTTGACGCGCGGCGGCGCGATAGCGCATATTGTCCGACCGCTGATGGCGAGGAACAAAACCAACCTCGCCAAAAAGCAAAACAGATGGCAAAGCCTCTTCGATGCGATCACGGTTTTTTCCGGCTGGCCAGCCGGAAAAGCCTTCTTTGGTGCCCCTTCGGGACCAAGGCCGCTTCGATCGAACTTTGCCAAGGCAATGTTTCGATCGTAAGTGCCGTCTGATTTCCGCCATCTGTATTGGGCGGACTGCGGCCTTTGGCATCCTGAGTTTTTAAGGGCCACCACGCCCCCGCCGCCAGCGCCCCTCTAGCGCGCTGTCGGACACGCTGGGGACGGCGCGCAGCACACACGCGCCGTCCTCCAGCGTGCGCGCGTGCATGCCCTGAGGGCGATTTCATGGTTGTTGCTGAGCGACCACGGCAGGAACGGACCCTTCTACGGACCACCACGCGCTATGTCCCTCAACTCCCCTCTGGGCCACGATCTGCGGCCCACGCTGCGACTCGTCGACTTCGACGATCTTCCGCCCGACGAAGCCACGATCGGTGGCGGTCTCTCACCGCGAATGACGTTGTCGGAGTTTTTCACGTCGTGGTTTCTGCCGATCGTGCTCGAAGGAGAATCGCGCGGCGAGGGCACGATCGTCAGCTACCGGGAATCGATCGCCTGGTGGGTGGCCATCACGGGCGATCCGCCCATCGAGGACATCGACGAGTACACGATCGCGACCTTCAAGAAGGGCTTACACAAGGCTACGTACACGCGCGGGAAGACCGGCAAGAAACGGCCGCTGAGCGCGTTCACGATCGCCAAGCACCTGCGCCAAGTGCGCACGGTGCTCAAACGCTGCGGGCCCACGACGAATCCCGAACGTCCCGGCAAATCACTGATCGACGAGGTGCCTCACGTGCGTGTCGAGAAGCCCAAACAGCAAGCCCCCAAACGCTGCTACACGCTGGGCGAAGCCAAGGCGATGATCGTGGCCACGCTCTCGATGCCGGCGCCGCGTTCGCCACAGCCCCGTGCAATCGCGCCGCATCGCTGGTGGCGCGCGTTCTTGCTCGTGCTGTTTTACACCGGCCTGCGCATCGGCACGGTGCTCAAGTTACGCCGCTCGATGATCGAGCGCCGCGGCGACCAGACCTGGCTCGTGATTCCCGGCGAGATCACCAAGACAGGCAAAGCGCTAGAGAAGTTCCTGCACCCAACCGCCGCCAAAGCCATCGACCAGCTCGGAGCCGGCGAGCTGATCTTTCCGTGGCGCTACTGGAAACGCCATCTCAACAACCGACACGAGCTGCTGCAGCGCATCGCGGGGATCAGTCACAAGCTCAGCCTGCACGCCTGGCGGCGAACGCACGGCACCGAAATGGCGAAAATCGGCGCGGCCTATGGGCGCCGCATCGCGCAGCAAACGCTGGATCACGAGGACGAAGAAACGACCAGCGAGTTTTACGTGAACATCGAAGCCGAGCTCATTGCCAAGCTGCCGGACATCGACTGCTCGCTCGACGATCCACGCCAGGGCAAGCTCTTCTGATTCCGTCACGTCGGCCGCGGCCTGCGGTTTTTCCTTGTCGCCCAAACCAGCCGCGGCCGACGTTTTTTTCTCCCGGTATCTCCGGGCAATTATCACTTGCGAAATACTCCCGCGGCCAATGCAAGGCCGGCGGTCGCGTAGCAGTTTTCCCGCGTCGGGAATGCAAAGTCCTAAGCTGCTGCGCGGCCTCCCGCCCTGCGTTGGTCGCGCGCCTGCGCGGCGCAGGGGGTTTGTTTGTTCGTTTCCAAATCGGTCGTTTCATTCGAGCGATGCGACGTACTCGTCGAGTACGGTCACTGCGGCGAGCGGTCGCCACACGTCGCAACACACTAGCCAAGAAAGGACTCTGAAGGCATTTGCGTGTCCCACGGTGTCACCCGTGACTACGTCTTTTCACCCAAGCGGCCGGCCGCTCGCGCCGCGCGGGTTTTTTTGCAGTGAATGACTTGGCTCACCGGGAGCCAGAACATGGAGGTGCTTATGAGTTGGAGCATTCAATTGGTGGGCACGCCCGAGAAAGTGGCCGAAGCGCTGCAGGCGCACAGTGGCACACTCTCCGGGCAATGCAAAGTTGAGTACGACGATGCCCTGCCGTACCTGGTGGGACTCGTCTCTAACAACTTCGCCGACGGCGAGCGATACAAGCCATCGATGGTGAAGATCGCCGCGAGTGGGTCGGGCGTCGTGGGAACTTCACCAAAAGATCCCGAAGGGCAACCGCAGCAGTTGCAGCGCAACTGCTCCGTCACGCTCGAAGGCGTTTACGGCACGATCTGTCTTTAACCCCCGGCCTCGGTGAGCCAAGTCATTCACTGCTCTGAGTATTTCAATGACGCGAACCTTCGACGACTACCTGGCAGCGCAGAGGCATGGCCTGACAAGAACGCTCGGCAATCGCCTGGTGCGCCTGCACCAGGCCGAGACGGCCGTCGAGAAGTTTGTGCAGAAGCACCTGCCGCCCGGCACGCCACTGCTGGTATGGCGGGCATTGGGAAACCACGAGTACGAGACGGTGCGAGCGACCTTTTGCTCGCTGATGCCGACCGGGATCACCGTGCGTCCTCACCCAGACGACGCTCATCTGCTGCCCGAGTGCCTTCGTTTTGGCAAGGGCGGTGAGTACTCCATCCTTTGGTCACAAATATCAATCGGGGCATAGCCAAATTATGGCCATCAAAACCGATAGCCTTTGCGAACGCGAGCACATCACGCATGACGACGTTGTCGCCGAGCTGATCACGTTGCTCGCCAAGTGCGACCAGCACGAGCTGCTCTTCCACGAGTGCCTCGACGAAGCCGAGGCCGAGTTTCTGCGGGAAGTCGATCAGGGAGATTCGACATGATCACCAGGGCCCTGCAAAACGAACTTGGCCGGCCGGCGCGAGCCGCGATCGTGCCGGTGCTCGGCGCGATTCTCGATCGCTGCCGAGATCTGGACGTCGACTTCGACGTTTGCCTACAGGAGGCGCGGCAGAGTTTCGCCGACCGCGTGAATGCCAAGCACACTCGCCGCGGCCGTGACGCCGAGAAGCTGATCGAGATGCTCGGCGCCGGCCCCCAAACGATCCACACGCTGAGCGTGCTCACCAATAAGTCGATCGCCTACGTGCACTCGCTCGTGCGCGACGATCGCCGCTTTGAACTCGACCTGCGGTGGTACACCAGCACGCGCGGCCAGACGCGGCCCACGATGCTCGTCTCCAACTATGTTGTCGCCCTGAGGCCAGGAAGGTCTTGATTATGAGCCGCATGACGCCGCGACAGATCGACGCGCTACGGATGGCCACCGCCGCGGCCGAGGCCTGGAACCTGCGCCACGAGCCCGGCCAGCTCGTCGAGTTCCAATCGCACCCCGAAGCGAAAACCAAAACGACGAAGACCCGCTCGCCCGCGTTCCTCGTCGATAACGCCACCCCCTGCGTCATGCTCGAAGGCGTCCAGGGCGCCGCCGCCCTCCGCTGCTGCCAGGCGATCGAAGCCAGTGCCGCCGCGGAACTCGCGGCTGCCACCGGCCAGCCCAACAAGCACCACCAGCGCCGCGAACGACTCCGGGCCAAACTCGGCGCCATGATCAACGAGCTCGACGTCCAGCGCACCCTCATGGCCCGCGCTAAGGAAGCCGTCGTCGACGACTCACTGCTGGAGTTCTCGCTCGACGTCAAAGGGATCGCTAAGAGCTTGGAAGCGATCGCTCAACAACTGTTCAGCCTGCATCTCACCGAGGAGCGAAGCGATGCCTAAACGCATGAGTAAGCGCGAAGCCTACGAGGCCCTGCAACTAATGCGGCACTTGAGCGGTGAGGATCAAATCATCTGCCGGCCGCTGCAGCGAAACGTGCCCACCGGAATGGTCGGCGCTGAGCTGACCAACTGCCCCGTGTGCGGCGAGCCTTGCTTCAAGACCGAGATCGAACCGGACGAACTCCCCGAGGGCTGTTGGGCCGCGTGCACGGAGTGCGCGCTACGGGCCGGCATTCGCCGCCAGGGCGCCCCTAAGCCATCTACTGCGTAACGGATTTTTTCACGGAAGGAACCCCTCATGCTCGCTCGCAACAAACGCGTCACGAGACGACGGATACTCAAGAATGGCCTCGTGCTCACCCGCCGAGACGGCGAGGACTTTCAGATCGATTTGCCTGACGGCCGCCACGTGATCGTAACGGCCGTCCGTTCGCACGACGGCCGCACCAGGCTGCACGTGCACGCCCCCAGCGATTGCCCCATTCTGCGCGGCGAGCTGGTGTTGTCGCCGGACGAGGCACCTGAAGCGGAAGACCAGGCCGCGTAGATCGCGCGTTGACCCCTCAATCGAAAAGCGCCAGCCAGGAAAGAGCGCGATGCAACGAGATCAATCCGACCCCGCGTGGGACGCGGTAAGGAAGTGGAAGCAGCTACGAGGCGAAGCCAAGCTCGCCTGGTGGTACGTCTGGCGGGAGCTGGTCAACCACCGGCCCGGCTCGACGTGGATCACCTACTGCGAAGTCGGTCACGACCAAGGGACCAGCGAACGTTCTGGGAATCGCGCTGTCAAAGCCTTGCTGGAATCAAGGCTGTATGAGGAAATGGAGAGCCTGCCCGGCCGCGTGCGCGTGTACGTGCGGGAACCGCGAGAAGTTGTGAGTCCACCCTGTGATCGGACAGGGGATAAAGATCGGCCGTTGCTCGATCGCCTCATGGCCAAGGACGCACCCCACGTGCCGCCACCCGGCGCGGCAAGCTCGGCGGCAGAATCGACTCATCCGCCGCAGGCAAGCTCGGCGGATGTTGTACCACATCCGCCGGCGGATAGCGCGCAACAACCGCCGGCGGAAGTTGCGCAACAACCGCCGAACGCCCCCAATGCCCTCGCACGCGGGGAGCTCGCACGCGCGGCCCCCTTTACCTTTGAAACCGTAAATGCAACTCCCCTTTGTCCGTCGCTTCCTGCCGTCCCTTTGAAACCAAAGGCGCCCACTGGTAGCGCAGGGGCTCGGGGCTCGGCGGATGTGGCACCACAACCGCCGGCGGGCGGCAAGGCCGAAGCCGAGTTTCTGAGCGAGCTGGCGCGTCGCCAGCGCATCGAGCTCGAACGTATCAGCCGCGAAGCCGAGCCCACGCACGCGGCCCACGCGCTCACTACGCGGTTCGAGGAGCTGGTGACCAGGCTACCCGGCGACGTCGATCGAGCGGGCGCCGTATCGCAGCTCACCGCGCGGATCCAAAAACGCGTGGGCGATCCCAAACTACGCCGCTCACCGGCCCTGCGCGTGGCGCGGGCCGTCGTGTACGGCGAACTGCCCGAGTCCGAGCTCGACACGATCCTCGACGACGTCGAGGCCAAGCGCAAGAGCGGCTCGCTCAAAAGCCCGCTGGGCTATTTCGTCGCGTGTGCCAAGAACGCGTTCGCTCGTTACGACCTGGCCTGGCCCACCGATGGCACGCCGGCGGTCAGGCATCAACCCCGTTAAGGAGATTTACTCACGTGAACGACAAACCAAAAGTACCACCGCTGTGGCTCCCATTCTCATTGCCGCTACCGCGCGAAACGATCGATCAGCTCCGCGCCGAAGCGGCCGAGCGGCGAGTCGATCCGCGGACCTATGCCCGCGCCAAACTTGCCGCGGCGGTTCGGCCACGATTCGAGCCGGCGGTAAGCGCCGCGCAAACGATCTGGCTGAACTGAGCAATTAGGAAACCTCATTTCACAACGGGAGTCTGCGGCTGATGGATAAGTTTTTGTTCGGCATCGTGCTGGGCGGTTTTGCCGTGGCGATCTTCGCTTACGCGGTGAGCGTAGCACGCCGCGTTCAAGGTGCCCCGCCGATCGCCACGAGTAGCCGGGCCGCAGCGGCCAGCAAACGCTTTGGCCTGGCTGCGCTGCACTTCGCCGGCCGCGTGACCGACACGTTTGTCGTGAACGGACTCGCCTGCCTGCTCGTCGCCGGCCTGGTCGCGAGCGGCTGGATGGCGCATGCAGTCCACAGCAGCGACGAGGAACGTTCGTCGCGCGTGCGACACATGAAGGCCCAGGCCGAGTACTTCGAAGCCATGACGGCTCAGATGGGCCGCACGTTCCCAGGCCCAGAAGTTTACACGCCGGCGGCACCCGACCGTGTTGACGAGCCCACGCCGGCAGAACCGCAATCGCGTCTGAGAGGAAACTGATGCATCACCACTACGCCGATATTCGCCGTCGCATTCCTGAAGAGCCAGCCTGGTTCGACGAGTACGGCGTGCCGCGCTACATGGACTTTCAGGTTTGCGATACGGGCAACGTGTACTGCGATGAAGCCGTGCTGATGCGCGTGGCGTGCCAGGACTGCGGCCGCACGTTCGATGTGTGCATGACATCGCTCGGAAACTGGGAGCGGGCGCACGGTCGGACCACTGTGCTCGATCAGGTGCGCACCGGCGAGATTCACTACGGCGATCCGCCGAACGTCGAGTGCTGCCCCGCTGGGCCCACGATGAATTGCATCGATCTGGAGATCCTCGAAGCCTGGCGTCGTCCCGATACCAGCCTCGAATGGGAGCGCGTTCCCGAGCTCGAACGCGTGTTACGCGAACCACAAACTGGAGAGACAAAATGATTCGCAAGTCACCCAATGCTAAGAAGCCAATTCCGAGCGTACCGACGGCGCGGCGGATTGCCGGCAAGGCCATCACCGACGTCGACCGCGAAGAGGCGATCGCGATCGTGCGCGAAAAGGAATCGTCCCTCAAAGTCGAGCTCTCGAAGCTGAACATCGAGCAGCTCGAACGGTTGCTTGAGCGACGGCTGCACAAGGTGCCGACGGACGGTTCGCAGGGCGGCAAGTATCCGGGCGTGCTGTGGCGGCACGAGGCAGCGGGAGAGGTTTCTCTTTCGACGTGCGACGATGGCCTGGTGGTCGAACGCGACGGCCGCCGCGGCGTGATGAGCTGGCTGGAACTAGCCGGCGAGCTGGTGAGCGGTGAATGGGAAGGTTACACGCTCGACAACAACGTCGACGGCGCGGCGGACCTGGCGGAAGATGAGCCGGCGGCGGCGAAGGGTAAGCCGCCCATTCTAAATCCGGGCGTGATGCGGGTCGATGCGATCGTCACGTCGAAAGACAACCCGCGAACAGTGTTCGACGAGGACAAGCTGCGGGAACTGGCGGCCAGCATCGCGAGCGTAGGACTCATCGAGCCGCTAGTGCTGAACGAGCTGCGCAACGGCATCTTCCATCTCGTGTGCGGCGAACGTCGATTGCGAGCAGCGAAGCTGGCCGGCCTAACCGAAGTGCCGGCCCGTGTGGGCTACGAGCTCACGCCCAGCCAGGTCGATGAGATCCGCGTGGTGGAGAATCTGCAGCGGCAAGATCTGACTGCGATCGAGGAGGCCCGCGGCTTTGAGAAGATGCTCAAGGCGCACGGATACACTCAGGAAAAACTCGGCGAGCGCCTCGGCTGTTCGCAGTCCCACATCGCCAATCGGCTGCGGCTACTCAAGCTCCCCGAGAAATGGCAGCAGCGAGTTATTTCGCAAGAAATACCCCCGACGCACGCGCGGGCGCTGCTGCCGTGGGTGGAACATCCAAGCATCCTGGGGGCGATCGACGATCGCTTTTTCACCAAGCAGGGTGCGCCGAAGCAAGAGATCGGCAGCGTCGGCGACTTCGAATGGGAAATCACCTTGTCCGTCCGTGGTGTGACTGAGGCCATGACGGGGGCTTACGAGTATCGCGTCGGCCAGCACGTGGAGATCTTCCAGCCCACGCCACAGGAGCGTCAGGAACTGGGCATCGTCAAGGTGGGCGATGAGGAACGTGCAACCAACGTCAAGCTTTGGAAGAAGCTGCGAGCAAAGCAGCTCGCGCCTTTGATCAGGGATTCGGAAAGGCGGACAGCAACCGATAAACGGCGCGTCGAAAACAAAGCGCCCAAGGCCATGAGCGAAGACAAGTTCGCCAAGGCGATCGCCGAGTGGCGTATTACCTGGTTGCAGTACTTGCTGGGCAAGGCCGCCGGAGACGACGAGGATCTTTGCCTGCGGGCAGTGTGGATGTGCCTGCTCGACGACGGCGGCTTTGATCATCCCACGATGATGAAGGCCTTGGGCTTCAAGAGCCGTGGGCAATCGTACGCGAAAGAAATCGTAGCCCAGCGCCAGAGCGCGCTAGCCCTCTCGCCGGATGCCCTGCTCGCCAGCATCTGCACACTCGGCCAGGAGTTTCTGTGGGAGGACGGGCCGAAGGGCGGGAAGCCGAATCGCCAGTGCAGCAACGAGTCGACCGAAGACTTGGCCCGCTTCGCTGAGTTCGACCTGGCTGAACACTGGCTGTTCGAGCTGGCCGGGCCGCTCACCGAGGCGTTCTTCAATCTGCACGACGTCGATCGACTCGTGAAGCTGGGCGCCGAGTACGAGATCTACGTGAAGCCGGGGACGAGCAAGGCCGCGGCGATCAAGCAGCTCAAGGGGCATCGCCTGCTCAAGACGAAGCTCCCCTCGTGCATCCAGCCCATCACCGCGGCGAAGCCGAAGCAGGCCGCCGCCAAATCCAAACGGAAAGGAGCGTCGAAATGAGTTGGCCGGCTTTTGTTACCCAGCGGTGGAGCGACGGGATCATCGACGTCGTCGATGCGCTGGACGTCGATTACGAAGGCCGCATGACGGCCAAGACGGCCGACGGCCAGGAGGTGCGGATTCATTCCGAGTTCTGGTTCAAGACGCGCCAGGAGGCCGTTGCCGACTGCAATCGCCGGCGAGCGCTGAACGTCGAAAATCTGCGCGAGCACATCGAACGCGTGGAGCGGTTGACTTTTCGTTTCAGCGATCAGCCGGTTAGCGAGCCGAATTGATCCGCTTCTTGTTTTTCCTTTCATGGAGGAGGTGCATCATGCCTGGAACCATCACCCAGATTCGCGGCTCGCAGCCGATCCGCAAAGACTGGACCTATGAGACCACGCCGGCCGGCTGCGCGCCGTTTCTGCGCGAGAAGTTCGCCGCTCTCGAAGTCTTCGCCGGCGACATGTTCGAGCTCGAGGGCGAGTTCGATTTTGGTAAGAGCGAAGAGGGCTCGCTCGTGCTGCCCAGCGGCTCGCGCGACAAACCGGCCGTCGTGAAATCGGGAGCCACGCCCGCCGTGCTGCGGAGCGCGATCTACAGCGATGCGAACGGCTCCGCCTTCGTGGGCTGGCATACCGAGCTCCGCGGCCTGTCGCTGATCGAGCAGACCTGGAAGACCGATGAGGACGGCCGCTGCCTGGGCGTCGACCTGAAAACCAAATCGGGCATCGTGCTGCGGACCGTGCCCGACGCGGCATCCGGGCCGGTGCTGCGCGTGATCGACTGCCATCTGGGCGCGACGGCCTGGTGCGGCTACTTCTGGGAGAGTTGCCCGGTGGGCCTCATCGCCGAGCGCACGATCTTTGATTCGGCGCGCGTGGCGCTGGCCCTCTGCGCGAGCGGGGCGGGCAATCTCCAGACTAGCAGCCTGCGCGAGTGCACGTTCCTCGTCGACGTCGGCCGCTGGAATGACATTGGCGCCACGAGCGGGCCGGACTGGGGCGGCGGCTTTGGCGCCATCTGCCGTAACGGGTCGCACGTGTTCGACCACTGCACGATGCAGCTCCGCTGGCGCCGGCCGAACAACCCGGCGTATCCGGCGCCGCGCCTCGTCGGGATCGCCGATGCGACGGCCGAGCTGGGCAAACCGCTCGGCGAAGCTCTGCCCGATCCCAACACGAAGATCTCGGTCAAGGACTGCACGTTCCTCGCCGATCCGGGCGAGACCGACCGCCGGCTGTGCGCCGACGTCGAGCTGCGGCATCCGAACGTGCGCAAGAACCTGGCGCTCACCGGCATGAACGTGGGGACCGGCGAGTTTAATTCGCTCCGGATCGGCCCATTCGTCGATCTGCCACACGCCAAGGAGGCCGCGGCAACCCAGTGAGCATTGAACTACTTCCCGAGGGCCCGCTGCTCCGGGTTCTCGTTTGCGAGCGCGAGCCGAACGCCCGTGTTCGAAAGCGCGACCGGCCGGAACAACCGGCTGGTACCTACGGTTAGCCCTAGCCCGGCGAGCAGGCCGGGCCCAACACAAGGATTTTGACGATGAACGTGCCCACGATTGAGATGGAACCGGCCGAAGCGCGCGAGGCTTTTGAGCAATACCGCGAGCAGGTGAAGGCGCGGCACAGTGAGGAGGACGAGCAGCTTATGCGCGGTTACAAGGCGCTGGCCGAGGGGAAGTCGCTGCTGAATCTGCATGACGTGATGCGGACCGCGGGCGTCGACGAGAAGAATAGGCCGAAGCTGGCGATCTGCCGGGCCGACGCTGAGTGGTGTTGGTACGAGAACTCCGGCACGCGCCCAGCCGAGTTTGCGATCGACCGAAGAACGCTGCAGAGTTGTCGATACCTGAGTTCGAAGAAGGTGCTGTTGCCGGTCGGAACCTTGCCGCGGTGTGAGCGAAGGCGAACGAATGGTTCCCAATCGTGGAACGAGACGGCGGTGCTGCGGGCGATGGTGCCAACGGTGCCGCCGCGGCTACGGCCGCGGGCGGCGCTGCTGAACTACTTCACGCTGTGGGAAGCGGAGTGGGAAACCGTGCCGGTCGACCCGATGCTGCTCAAGCACATCACCGGTCCACTGTACGCCGTGCTGGCCACGTGGGATCTGACGCCGCTGGAGCAGGCGGTACTTGGCCAGCGGCTGCTGGAGGCGCCGCGATGATCATCTTCGTGATCGCGATCGCGTGCGTGCTGGTGCTCATCCACGTCTGCATGCAATCGGCAGCGACTCCCTGCACGCCGGCGCCGCCGCCGGCACGTGGCTACGAGTTCTACCTCTACCCGGCCTGCCCGCCGCCGAAGGACATCAAGATCGAAGTCGTCGACGTCGCCGAGCCAGCGCCAGTCGAACCGGCGTCCGCGGCGAACGATCCCGATTACTTTCGTGAGTTGCAGCTCGACGAGCTGGTCGAAGGTTACCTGTACCGGATCGAGACGGTCCACACGGCCCACGGCCGCGTGAAAACCAATTGGCGGGTGATGCGTTTCATCGGCTTCCAGGCCTGCGGCCGGAAGCAAGGCGTGCTGCTGCACTTCGGCCCGCGCTCGTCAACCACAACCACGATCGCCAACAGTGCGTGGTGCGTTCACAGTCGGGAACGTTTCCGGATCAACCTGATGAGGGCGGACGTATGAGTTCAGACCTACAGGTGTTTTTGGAAGTGCTGAGCGAGCACCCGCCGAGAGAAGCATATTGCGGGAAATCAGTTCGGGAAGTTGCCGAGATTCTAGCCCGAAGCCTCGAACGCTCGTGCGAGTTAAAAACGATGGCGACTCTGTGGGCCGCAGAGCTGCGAGCTGGCGACGCCGACGCGCACCTGGCCAAGTGGCTGGGCCACACGTCATTTCCGACGAGCCTGCAGCATCGCCAAAACTGACGAGACTTTGATGAACGCTTTGCGCCTACGCGGCGGGCGGCCGGGAGCCCCGGCGGGCGATATTTCTTGGGTGATAATCTTCTTCGTAACATCGCCCGTGGCGGCTCGCCACCGCCCGCCGCGTAGGCGATCGCCGACGAGGATCAAGAGATGATCGATCGCTTGTTCAGCGGCACAACTGCGCTGTAGATGCCTCTACAAGCCGGACAGCGAACTTCCACGATCACTTCCTCAGGCGACTGTCGCACCATCTTCCGGAGCGACTCCTTGTATTCAAGGACCGTCACTAAAAAGATCTCGTGACATCCGGCGCATTCAAACGCTTGACTGATCATACGCCGCATTGTAGCAGCCCCCCACCGCCGGGTGTTTCCTTTTGCGGTCCCGATCGGCTGGCTACAGTTGCTCCATGAACGCACGAGCCCGGTCGACAGGAAGTCCCGCCGCTCAGGATGAGCACGCGGCAGCGTCGTCGTACTCGACGAGTACGTCGCAGGCGCCCATCGGTGGTCTCACACCCGCCGACGTGTGCGCGATCAATGCCGTGTTTGGCAAGGAAGCCAAGCGCTGGCGGGATTCCCTTTCGCCCGGTCTCAATCAGCCCGTCGACGTGCTCCTCCGCATCGTCGGGACTCTAAACGTTGGTGAGAACGACCAACCGACAACCGAGACCTCCAAGCCTGAGTTGTTGGACGTGCTGGCCGTGGTCTATGACGAACTCGGCCCGAAATCGCGCGTCAAAGTGCGCTCCGCACTGGTGCGCCGCCTGGGCGCGCAAAACCAGGATGCGCAGGACGCGAAAGAGCCCGACGCCGACGCCAAGGGGCACGCGACCGCCACGATCGAGCTGCTGACGAAGCGCGAGAGCAAGACGAAACGCGGCAACGTGACCGCCAAGCTCGAAGTGCAAGTCATGCCCAGCAAGGCCGCGTAGTGCTATCACGCGGTTTCGAATGCCCGGGGGGGCATGTTACGCTAAAACGCTGATCACCCCCGAGGCGGCCCAGGATGGGTAAACCCGGAGCACCGAAGCACTCGGCCACGGACGAGGCCGCGGAGCTGCTCGCGCAAGGCCTGAGCCTGCGCGCCGTCGCCGCACAGCTCGCGAAGGAGGGACGGCACATCAGCGTCGCCACGCTTCACCGAATCAGGAACGGCATCCAGCGGCGGAGCGAATCGCTGATCAATGCCGGCGAACGTCGCTTGTCCCACGGCGTGCATTGTCCGAATTGCAAGGTGCCCATCATCATCGTCCCCTGCCGCGTGTGCGGCGCGAGCTGGCCGGCCGAGCTGGACCAGCTCGACCAGGCTGCCGAACGGCGCCGGCTCGCGGGCACTCAGCAGCGGCCTGCCTGAGTTGAATGGCCGGAGTACCGGCGGTTGAATGGCCGGAGATCGGGCGGGTTGAAATGGGCACCAACAGCGAAGCCGCGCGCCGCCAGCGCGTCGAACGCCTGCTGGAATTCCTCCGCGTTTCAAAATTCCCTCGCGCGGGTGTTTCCTTTCCTCGGCGCCGTAGACGCCTCTACCGTGGTAAGTGACGACTCAGCGAGCCGGCAGTTGCATGGCTAGCGCCGCGGCCGAAAACGGAGTGCACCGGCACATGATCCGCGGCCGATGAAACGGGAGCCAACAGCCATGTGATTGTCCCGCCGCGCGGCAACTGCCCTTCCTATCGCGCACGCTGTTCCCCTCTGCTCTCCGCGCTAGCCTTTTATGTATTACAAGTACGCTCGCGAAATCATCCGTTCCGGTGACTGCGGCCTGCTGAAGCGCCCCGGTAGCGCGATCGCCGAGAAAGGCCGCAGCAACAAGTCGCACGCGATGATGATGGTTTGGCGGCACTCCGATCAGTCCACGCTGAGTGTCGCCGAAAGCCGCGAACTCTGCGGCGCCCGGGTGATCTCACTCAGCAGCCAGGTCGAACGTTTCCCGGGCGCGATCGACGTGTACACGCCGAACGACGACTGCCCCAAAATCCTGCGCGAGCGGGCGGCGACGATCGCCTACAACTGGGCCGGCCACGCGTACAACTACCCGAACATTCTGAAGATCTGGCTCGCCCACGAGACGTGGCTGCGGAGCCTCGCGGGCGCCGCAATTCTCGTCGCCGAAAAGTGCGGCCTGAACCTGCCGCGGATCAACTTCGACTTCACGGACCTCACGCCCACGAAATGGGACGAGGCCAAGATCTGCTCGCAGCTCTACGTCTGGAGCTACCGCTGGGCAAAACACGAACTGTTTTTCCAGCTCGACGAGCGTGCGCGGAACTGGGACCCCGTGCCCGAGCTCGGCGACCGCTGGGTCGAGCCAGGAGACCTGGCTCGCAGCGGCTCGCTCAATCGCATCGCCGAGGGCCTCGTGAAATGATCGTCATGGCGCTGTGCGTGGTTGCGTTGCTGGGGATCGTCGTCGGTTTCGCGATCGCCGTCGTGTGGGCGCAGGACCTCCAGCGCGATCAGATCGTTGGCAATCGAGAAGAGGCTCTTTTATGCCTGTTCGCGATCTCCTGGTATGCCGGCACGATCCGCGGCGCCGTGCTCGATAGGCCAGTGATGCTATGGCGCAGCGAGTTCCACAGACGGCGCCTGCAGGCGGCGGAACGCATCGAAGCGCGGCTCTGTGAGCAATTCAAACTGGGCGAGCTCGACAAGCTGGTAGTCGGCCCAGCCGAAAGCCGCGGCTACGACGACAACACGGACAACCTGTGGAGCTAACATGAGCCTGAGCCTCCCGAGAACCGTCGTGCGTGAAATCATTGAGCGATTCAAGAAGGCGTGCGCCGTCGAGCTGACGGTGGTCACCGACCTGGCTTACAAAGACGGCCAGTTGGTGAGTACGACCAGAAAGCTGCGATTCGTTGTGGCGCCGCTCATCGCATTTATTATTCTCTGCTGGCTCGCCGCTTCCGCGGCCGGCCAGTGGTACCTTCCTGAAGGACCGTGCCCAGGCGGCGTGTGCAAGACGGGGGTCGTCGCCTCGGCCGGTCCACAGGGAATGGCCCAGCAGGGAATTCAAATCCCGCCCAACGTGTACGCGGCGATCGCCTACGTCGAAGGCGAAGAGGCCGGAACCGGCACGCTGTTCGACAAGGGGAACGGCCGCGGCCTGGTGGTCACCGCCGCGCATGTGATTCGCGGGGCGAAGGTCGCGAAGGTCGTCTTCCCGCCGCAGCAAACTTATCAGGCCACCGTGCTCGGCATCGATACCACGCTCGACGTGGCTGTGCTGGAGATCGCCGAGCCGCCGATCGCCCCCATCAACCTGGCCGAGCGATCACCGGCGCCGGGCGAGCTGGTGCGCACGCTGGGCTACGGCTCGGGCGCGCTCACCTGCAGCACGGGCCAGGCGGTCGGTTACGTCACGCGCAGCGGCGGCCTCGAGTCGGGCACGTTGGAAACAACCGGCGCGATGTACGCGGGCGATTCGGGCGGTCCGATGCTCGACGCCGGCTGGAACATTTCGGGCGTGATCTTCGGCTCCCGCCAGCGCCGCGTCGACGGCTGTTGCCTGCCGCTCGTGCGCCGGTTCATCGATCGCTTTCGCATGCGCTGCCGGCGCCCGGACTACCGGGTGAGCAATCCGGTTGCGCAGCCCCCAGTCGTCGCGCAGCAAGCCGCGCCGCCCACTGAAACGTGGCGGCCGCAGGTCGACAACCGCACGCCGACGATGCCCCCATTTCAACCCGCGGCCGGCCAGGTCGATCCGGCCACGATCGCGACGCCGCAGGCGCCCGTGGTCGAAATGCCACCCAGCAATACCGCAGGCAGCTCGCCCGTAACCGGGCCAGACAACTCGCCGGCCGCATGGATCGCAGAACGCGCCACGATGCAGCAGCAGTTCGACCAGCAACAACAAGCGCAGGCGGCCCGCCAGGCCGCCCTCGAGAAGGAACTTGCGGCCGCACGCGCCGCAGCCGCCGGGGCCAACGCCGCAGCGGCCAAATCGACTCCGCCGCTCGAAGACGTGGCTCGCAGCGTCGGCACGCGCGCGGCAACGGGCGCCCTGGAACTGATTGGCGTGCCGCCCTGGCTGGCCACGCTGCTCGCCGGCACGGGCGCCCTCGTGCTGGGGCGCGTCGTGAAGCGCAAGTTCTGGCCGTCGCAATCTGCGGCAAGCAAAACGACGACGACCGGCGACGTCGAAATACCGCCGCAGGTGGTCGTCGACACGCGCCATCACAACTTGTTTTCGCAGGTGCCCAAGAACGACACCGACGCCGCCTGGGCGCAGGCCGTCGCCACGCTGACCGAAAAGATCCCCGGCGCCGCTGCGCACCTGCAGATGCTGGTGAAGATCAAGGACCAACTTCTCAAGGGCCAAAAATAATCCGGGCCAGAAATAAACCAGGAGGCTCTTCATGAGCACCGACGGCACGAACACGTTTCCGATCTTCGATACCGACGAGATCCTCCACTACAACAACGGCAAGTGGGGCGAGGCAGGCTACGCCTGTCCCAATCCGGGCGGCAAGGTCTGGACGACCAACTCGGTGATCGCTGAGTTCGTCGACATTGTCGGGCGCAATCTGTTCGAGCTGGCGCACCGTGAGGACGTGAAGTTCTACGCGCCGCCGCACAAACAGTTTTGGTACGACGTGCATCAACTGATCGTGACCGGACGCAAGCGGCTCAACGATCGGACGCGCGGCCCGGCCGACAATAACGGCCTGGTGCCCCAGCACGCGGCGCCGAACCCGCAGGTGTTCTTGGTCTATCCGCTCCCCTACTTCGGCGAGCGGGTGCGGCAGCTCGACGTGCGCGAGTACATTCGCCTGGGCTTGATGCTGCTCGGCGAGGTGATGCAGAACTCCGACAACGAACGCTCGACATATATCACGCCGGCCTTCGCGGGCCAGGCGTCGAAGTACTTGCAGGAGATCATGGCCCTGTTTTGCACCAAGTACTTCGGCAAAACGCGAGCCCAGGCTTACGCGGCGGACTTCGTGCTGGCCGACGCCGACTTCCAGGCTTACGACCCGACGAAGGTGCTCACCAGCGTCGAGCTCACCGAGGAGCGGCCGCCGGTGCAGTGGTGGCCGACCGAAAACGACTTGTCGCAGATCCGCGGCATCCCAATTAACGAGGCGCTCATGCTCTGCCAACGCTGGCCGAGCACGGCCTGGCTGGCCCAGGCCAACGGCAACGTGTTCACGCAGCCGACCCAGCAGACGACGGAGACCTCGACGCAAGGCTCCGGCGCCGTGCCGGCCGATGCGACGGGCGTCAATCTGACCAGCGCCTTCACGCCGCCGCCCGGCCAGGCGCCGTAGTTCATATCCGTGGCCCGCGGGTGGGTGGAGTTGTCCGAACTCACCCACCGCATTTTTCGCATCCATTTCGGGAGGGTAGGACAACGTCATGGCCAAGAAAAAGAGAGCGGTAAGACCGCGCGTCGAAGCGCAACCGCAAACGCGCGGTCTGGCGCCGGAGCTCGATGCCGACATCGCGGAGCTCTATTTCAACCAGAACGCCACGATCGAGCAGCGCTCGCTGATGCTGCAGCTCCAGCAGCTGCGCATTCTGCGCGAACTGCAAGCGGCGGGCCGCGCCGTGCGGCTCGATGCGTCGCTCGCGCCGGAAGCAAAAAAGAAGGCGTAGCGGCAAGCCTTGGCCGAAGGACTTTTAGGTAACGTCCCCCCTTCTCTTTTCTCACTTCGGAGCACTTCATGTTTCCTCTCGACAATCGGTTCAACTACCGCGTGCGCCTCGAGCCGAAGACGGCCGACGGCCAGCCCGCCCGCGTTGACGGCGCGCCCACCTGGTCGCTCGACAACGAAGACGCCTGCACGCTGCAGGTCGAAGGCGACGGTCTGAGCGCCTTGATCGTGACCGCCGACAGCGGCGACGAAATCCGCCAGGCCACGTTGCACGTGGAAGCCGATGCGGATCTCGGCAGCGGCGTCGCGCCGATCTCGTTCGACGCGCAGCTCGTGGTCGGCCCGCCGGCCGCGGCCAGCCTCGGCCTGACCTTCGAGGCCGTGCCCAAGGCGGTCAGCGAGTAGTTGCAAAACTTGGAAGGTCGGGGGGCCGCGCGCCGTGCCTATTGGCACCAGTAGGTGCGGGCCTGCGAAGCACCCGCGCGGTCCCTCCCTTTCCGTTTCGTTGTGCCGGGAACCCGGCGATTATTTCGTGAGTGATAGACACCATGCCGCGCCCCTTGCCGTTCACGAAGTACTACGAGCTCGCCTGCCTGGCGGGCGTGTGCGTTTGGTCGACCGGCTACATGCTGCTGGCCATCGCGCCGGCGCAACCCTTGGACCTGGCGGCCGTGGCCACGCCCCGGATACTCGAGCTGGCGCCGGGCATCACCTACGAGCCGAATCCCAGCACGGGTAGCGCCGTGTGGGTAGCGGAGTGGGTGACGGCCGAATCGCTGGCCGGCGCCGCCGAGCGGCCCGGGCGGTTCCTGATCGACGAACACCTGCACGATTCTTCCCAGCGGGCCAGCGAGCGCGACTACAGGAACAGCGGCTTCGATAAGGGGCACCTCGCGGCCAGCGCCAACTGGGGCGCCCATCGCGCCGCCACGTTCAACCTGTCGAACGTCGTGCCGCAGGTACCGCTCATCAACCAGGGGCCGATGAAGTTCCTCGAAGATAGCTTGCGGGCGCGCGTCACAGACCGTACATCGCTGCTGATCGTCACGGCGCCTCTCTACCAGCTTGGACACAAGCCGCGTTTTGCTGGCCGGCTGCCGGTCCCCACGGCGATGGTCAAAGCGGTCCTTGTGTTTCACGATAACCAGCCCGTCGAAGGGCTGGCATTTCTGATCGAAAACACCCGTTCGGGTGAACTCAAAACCATCACCGTCGACGACGTCGAGACGTTGCTGCAGCGAGATCTCTTTGCCGCGCTCCCCGACGACGTCGAGAACCGCTTGGAAGGCGAGCAACCCAATGGCAACCGCTGATTCGACGACGACCGTGGAAGTGCTGCCGATCGACGCGAGCTGGAAGAGCAAGCTGATTGGGGCTTCGACTGGCTGGCTCGCCAGGCAGGAATCGACCGTCGTGGTGCTGATCCTCAGCATGGCGGTCAACCTGGTGATCGGCTACTTCATTTACACCGACATGCGGGCGGACAACCAAACGGCCGCTGAGCGCCAGGCCGCGGCGGTGAAGGACAGCTACGAGAAGCAAGAAGCCGCCCGCGCAGAGTTTCGCGCGGTGAATGAAGCCCAGCGGCTGGAAGCGAAACAAGAGTCCGCGGAGAATCGCCGCGCGCTGCTCGACTCCACGGAAAAGCTCACCGACCGGGTGACCGGGAGCCTCGATCGGCTCGGTGAGGAGATTCGCCGCGATCGCGAACGCCCCGCCGCGCGCAGCGCCTATGAGCCGCTCGCGCACTAGCAAATCACCTCGGTTCGTTTCCCACCTCGATTGACACCTCAGATTAGACGGGCCAACACAAGGCGGACGGCCGCGGAGCGGTAACTCCACGGCCGCCCTAAGCATGACGACGCGGCAGCGCCGCCAGACCTGCGCAACCGTAGCTTGCGATTTGCTACGGCGGAGCGCGCACGCGCTTGGCGGCTCGCACGCCTCACCATGCCCAAACCGTTACGACCCTACTTTGCCACCCGTGGCATCGAGCTTTATCACGGCGACTCCTTCGAAATCCTGCCGCGGCTGCGCCGCAAGTTTGACCTGCTCCTGACCGACCCGCCCTACGCGATCAAGAACGTGGGCGGCGGCGGCTTCAAGGCGAAGATTTATGACGACCCACGCTTTCGCGAGCTCTGCAGCTTCGACCCGGTGCCTTTTCTCGACGCCGCCGCGGCCGCACAGCCTGGAGCGCTCAACCTGGTCGCGACCTGCAGTCGCGACCTCGTGCCACTCTATGCACGCATGGCGCTGGAAAGACGCTGGGGCTTCGATCTGCACGTGTGGCACAAGCCCAACGCCGTGCCGTTCACCCATAACACGTTCAAGAGCGATCTCGAATACATCGTGCTCCTGTATCAAAGCCGTCGACCGTTCAACAACGGCTTTCCACAGAGCACGTATTCAAAACTGTTCACGCACAGCACCATGCGGACCAAGGTGCACCCGACGCAGAAACCGCGCGACCTGATGAAGAAATACGCTCACATCTTGTGCCCAACCGGCGGTCGAATCCTCGATCTCTATGCCGGCAGCGCAACCACGCTCGTGGCTGCCATGCAGCTCGGACTGAAGGCCGTGGGCATTGAGCGCGACAAAACCTATTGCGAACGTGCGGCCGAGCGGCTGCGCAAGGGGGAATAGCGATGCCCGCCACGCCTGTGTTTCACCTCATCGCCAGCGACTCGATCGAGTGCGCCGACGGCCGCACGCCGGAACTGGCGGCGGCTTACAAAGCCCTGCTTGATAACGCGAACAGTGCAGACGGCGTGGCGGTACTCAATGGCGATGGCAATCTCCAAATCGCCGGCATCATCCCGCGCGCCGATACGGCCGCGGCAATCAATGGGCTGGTGCTCGACGCCAACGAAGTGGCTGTCTGTTCGGACACGCACGAGATTCGCATCGGCGACGCCGTGACGCCGGGCGGGATCGCGGTCGCCGCGAATTCCAGCTCGCGCATCGAGTGCAACGCGACCGGTACGCCCGCCCAGAACGGCCAAAGGCTGATCGACCTCTACACCGCCGCCAAGCTCCTTACGCCGGGCGGCTCGGCGCTCGCTACGACCAATCGCGCCAAGGTTCGCCTGCTGGCCGGCCGTTACGACATCACGGCGATTTCGACGCTGGCGATCGATACGCAGTACGTCGACCTGGAAGGCGAGGATAAGGATTCGGTGATCATCGTCGTCAACGGCGATCACAACCTACAAATCTCGGCGAACGATTTCCGTCTCTCGAATCTGACGCTCGAATACACCGGCACAGGTAGCAACTCACAAGGCGCCGCCCACATCACGGCCGCCACGACCACGGCGCAGCGCTGGACGAACGTGCACATCGCCGGTGGCACCGCTTTCCCGGCGACGTCGTTCCTCTCCACGCTGGCGACGTTTGCGGGAACGTACTTTCGCGTCACGACGACGTGCCCCAATCTGTTTAGCGCGTTCGCCAGCGCGACCGATCTGACGTGCAGCGCCACGTTCGAACAGTGTGAAATCCAGGGGGGACTAGCGACGGCGCAGTGGGGCGGCGGCTTCGGCGGCCGCATTGAGACCTCCAACCCCAACATCTTCACTGGCATCATTCGCCGTTGCCGCGTGACCGCCACGCATCTGGGAATTTGCGTGCGCGGCGTGATGGAACAATGCCCGCTGATTCGTAACAACCGCTCGGCGAAGCCAGCGGTCTACGCCGGCACCGGTGGTCGCTTCTACTTCAACCGCTTTTATCAATCGAGCACGAGCACGCCGTACTCCATCGGTTTTTTTGAACCGGCCACGATCTCCGCCTCGCACAACCTCATGCGGTCGCACAGTATCGATACCGGCGCAGGCATCACGAACAACCTCGGCAACGATGCTGCCGCCTTCAACGTCGCCGACGACGATTACCCGAGCACCTAATGCAAGTCATTCCCGGTGGTACGTATCCGCTGTGCGGCCCCAGTCTGGAAGACTTCGATTTCCAGGCGTCGGCGGCACCGCGCGATACGATTGTTGATCCGGGGTCGGTCGAATCGTCGACGGTGCACGCATCGATCTACGACAGTCACACGGGAGCGAGCTATGACACGGGCGCGCAGATCATTTGCTCGCAGATCGTCGGCCCGGCGACGCCGTTTTCGTTTGCCTCGCTCGATACAGGGATTGCCACCGTCGACGACAACGGCATGGTGTCGCGCGTGGCCGATGGCGCCGCTCGAATTCTAGTGACGGGCGGAAGCGTCACTCGCCGCGTGCAAGTTGCCACGAGCCACACGGTCGGCGGCATGACGACCGTGCTGGTGGATTTTGTCGATGGCTCACTGGCAAAGCACTGTCACGAGGCATTGAGCGCGCTGCTGATCGGAGGGAAACAAAAGAACATTTTCTCGACGCTGAACAATTCCGCCTCGCTCTATGTGCGCAACCCGAACTTTTGGGGCCACGGACTCGACCTGACGCCGCTCTCGGTCTATCAGAGCTACGGCAGCGTGCAGCGCGCGGCCACCCTGATTACGCGCAAGCATTACATCCAGGCCGAGCACTGGCAGACGCCGGTCGGCCAGACGATTCGCTGGGTCGCCCAGGATGGCACCGTCCATAACCGGACCGTGGCCGCCAAGCTGCGAATCAGCAAAGACCTGCTGGTGGGGACGCTCGATAGCGAATTGCCTGAGTCCATCGGCTGCGTGCAACTCTTTCCCGCCAACTACCGCAATAAGTTGAGCACGTTGGGGACCGAGAGTGCGAACGGCACCACGATCTATCTCACGGACCTACTACCAGGCTTTGCGCCGAACCAATCCAATACCACCACGATGATGCAGCTGCGATCCACCGGCTACAACGTGGCAGGCGCTTACTGGTCATTCAACGGAGTCTATCCGGTACTTTCGCCTTACACCGATGCAAACTGGAACACGGCGGTTATTGGCGGCGACAGCGGCAGTGCTTTTTGCTTCCTAATTAACGGGCGATTGGTTGTCGGTTGCACCTGGTGGGGCGCTGGCGGCGGTATCGACTTCTCGCAGTACCTCGCCGCGATCAATGCTTACTGCTCGCCCTACAGCGTCGTGACCGCGGACCTCAGCAGCTTCCCCGATTACTCGAGCTAATCCCAATGGCCACTATCACCCTCGATCGATCCGGCGCCGCGACCAACCTGCGGGCCATTTTCTCCAGCGGCGCACTGTACCTGCCCGCCGCCGGCGGCGCACTGCAAGCGCATAGCGGCACGCCCAGCGATTATCACGTGGCCGCCACCAGCAGCGTAGCCCTCGAAGGCCAAGTCAATCGTCACACGTTCACGATTCCCATGCCCGCGGCCCTGCCCGTCACGCTCGACGTGGCCATTGTCGACATTGTCGCGCACGTGCTGGTCGGGATCGACCGCGTGCGCGTCGATGCGGCTGGAGTGATCGTCGATGAGCAGGCTGCCGTCGCCGACGTGCCGATCGTGCAAAAGCTTTTGACCGCCGATCGGCGCGTCGACATCAGCGATCCCGAAGCGTGGGAACTGGTGCTCATCGAGCAAGGCACGGGCGAGCTCGGCGACGAAGGCGCTGTCGAACTGCTGCGCCAGAAGATGTACGACGTGCACGGCAATCCGCTCAAGAGCGATAAGACCGTTCCCGGCCAGGCCATTAGCGAAGGCTCCGAATCATGATCAACCTGTTGGGCTGGCTGCAGCCGGTAGCCTGGCCGCTGCAGGGCTTCGGTAGCGCAGGCCTGGCAACCGCGGAAGTCGCCGACGTGCGGCGACTGCCCATGCGCGGCACGGTGTTTGAGCTGGAAAGGCAAGTAATGAACTACAGCAACGTGACCGCGCGCGATCCGATCATCAAGCACCCGTCCGATGCAGGCGTGTTCGTGCTGGGGTTCGATGGCGTGCTGCCGGCGAGTGAGTCGATCGATGACGTCGAGCTGCTCGACGTCGAGCTCGTCGCCGGCGACGGGCCCAACAACCTGATCGCATCGGATGCCGAAGCCACGAGCGAAGCCTACGAGACCACGTGGGGCGACCTGGTGCCCGCTGGCCGCGGCGTGCGCTTCACGCTGAGCGATGGCACGGCTGGGTGCACCTACAAGGTCACGCTCGTCGTTACGAGCGAGTCAGGCACGATCAAAGCCGGCGCTGTGTTCGTCGAGTTGCACGCGTAATTCACGTCGGTCTCACATCTAGACAACGCCCTGCCAGACTGGCAGACCCTGCCAGAGTGGCAGTGGTCGCCGAACGACCAGCCCCCTCCCGCGCCCCCCTCCCCATGCTCGATAGGTTCTTACCTCCCCGCCTTACGGCTCGTGTGTGCCAGGGAACAGGCACAAAAACAAATATTGTTTGTTTCCTTCAGCCAGAAATTCCTAGATGACGCCGGCCAAACGAGTTACGAAGCCCGCCAAGGCGCGCGCCGAGCCGAAAGCGGCTCCGGCGTCGAAGCCGCGCGCATCGCGTAAGAAAGCCGCTCCGAAGGCCGCGTCCAAAGGGCCCCCGAAGCGAGTATCACGCAAGAAATCTTCGCCGGCGGAAGTGGCGCAACAACCGCCGAGCAGCGATTGGACGCCGGTGGTGACCCAGACGCCGGCGGCCGACGACGCCTACGAGCGGAAGCGCTCGCGCAGCGCCGAGGTGAGCCGGCAGACTTCGAAAGCTGGCCGCGAGCTCCCGCCCATCAATACTCGAGGTATCAACTGGGAGCGGCGGCTGGCCTGTATGAACGACCTGGAACGCTCCGGGCGGACGTACATGCCGAACGTCTTCTCGCTCCCACCGTCGCGCGATCACAAGCGCGTGATCGACAAGTTGCAGCGGGCGTGTTACGAGGGCGGTTCCTCATCGCTGGCGATGCCGCGCGCCGGCGGCAAGTCGGCCTGGTGCCGCGCGGGCATGAACTGGTCGACCTCGAACGCGCACCGTGCGTATCCGTACCTGATCGGCGCGAACGACGAGGCGGCGCGGAAGACGCTCAAGGCGATTCGCACGATCTCGCTCGGTTCCGAGCTGCTGTTGCAAGACTTCCCCGAACTCTACGCGCCGATCCGGGCGCTGGGACAGGACAGCGCACACAAAGCGCGGGGCCAACTCTATCACGGTCGATCGACCTGGCTGGAATGGGGTACGGAGAAAATCCGCTTCCCGGTGTTGCTGCTCACCGACGAGGAAGCGAAGCCCTACCACGACAATCTGCCCGACTTCCTCGTGCGCCATGAGGAGTGGTGGATACCGCGCAACGGCGCGGCGGTGCTGGAAGCGCACGGCATCACGGGTGGCATCCGCGGTGGCAACGATATGCACCCGCTGTTGCTCGAGCTGCGCCGTCCCGACCTGATCTTGCTCGACGACGTGCAGAATGACGAGGGCGCGAAGTCGCCGGCGACGTGCGAGAAGCTCATCGAATTGATCGAAGGCACGTGCGCAGGCCTCGCCGGCCCGGGCGAGCTGCCGGCGATGCTGATGCCCTGCACCGTGATCTTCGAAGGCGACGTGGCGGACACATTTCTCGATCGCAGTAAGAAGCCGGAGTGGCAGGGCGAACGCTGCAGCATGGTCGTGAGCTGGCCGCCGGGCATCGACGACTACGAGATCAGCGACGAGACGACGGCTGGCAAGCATTGGCTGCGTTACTTCGAGCTGCTCAAACAATCGTTCAACGAGTTCGGCGATCGGCGCTTGGCCACGGCCTACTACGCCGAGCACCGGGAGGCGATGGACGAGGATTTCGTGGTCTCTTGGCCGGAGCGCTACAACAGCAAAAAGAAATTCGGCGAGAATCGCGAGCTCTCAGGGCAGCAGCACGCGATGAACTTGCGGGCCAAGAGCCCGAGCACGTTCCCGGCCGAATACCAGAACCGGCCGAAGAAGAAGCTCACCGTCGTGATGCCGGTGAAGGTCGACGATCTGATCGAGCGGATCGTTGCCATCGATCCAGGCGAGTGCCCGGCACACACGCACGCGATTGTCACCTTCGTCGACGTGCAGGACGAGCTGCTGTTTTATCTGACACTGGCGGTCGCCCAGGATTTTACAGGCGTCATCGTTGACTTTGGCACGTGGCCCGAGCTCACCGTGCCATACTTCACGAAAGCGCAGTCAGAGACCTGGTGCTTGCTCTCCAATGCGCTGTTCGAAGCGCATCCCGAGGCCAAGGCCCAGGCCAAGCGCAACGCGTCAGGGAGAATCAAAGCGCCCTTCGAAGCGAAGATCTACCACGCCGTGAAGATGTGTTGCAATCACCTGCTCGCCAAGGACTACCACCGGGCGGAAGTGGGCGGCACTTTGCGTAATACAAAAATCGGCGTCGACGTGCGGTGGGGGCAGGCCAGCGATGCGCTCAAGCGGGCGATCGCCGACATGCGCCGCAATGAGATCGTGCCGTGCATGGGCCAATATGTCTCGCCCCAAAACAAACAGTACGAGGAATACCAGCGCACGACGGGCTGGCTGTTCGAGGATCAGGTGCATCCGGGCCTGCAGGAGGCTAAGTGGGTCTGGCGCCCGGGCCCGGACGGCCGTTACTACTTGTCGATCGATGCCAACCGCGTGAAGACGTTCCTGATGGCCCGTCTCAGTTGCCCGCCAGGCTCCCTCGGTGCAATCCAATATCACCGCGCGCCACCCGACCAGCTTCGCTTGTGCGCCGAGCACATCGCCAACAGCGAGTATCCCGAGGAGGTCACGGCCCGCGGCCGCACGAAGAAGATCTGGCAGAGCCGCGACGGTCGCCCGGACAACGAGTACCTCGACTGCGCGGCCGGCTGCATGGCTTTGGCTTCGATGTGCGGCGCCCGCCTGCAGGAGAACCTGGCTGCGGATGGCAGCGTGCGGCCGCGGCGTCCCAGTCTGAAGGATCGCTGGAGGTCGAAGCATGGCGGTTAGGTGCCCGAAATGCAACTGCGGCCATTGCCCAGGCAAGGGGCCGTCGCTGGAGAAGTCGATCGTCTATCGCGGTCGCAAACGCATCTTCCAGCGCCGGCGTCGGGTATGCGTGCACTGCGGCCACGTGTTCTACACGCGCGAGTTCCACGAAGACAGCAGCAACCCGCCGGGCACCATATCGAACGTCAACCCGTTGTTTGTGCGCGGCGACGATAAACCGCCTGCGACGAACACGCCCCCGCCCACCAGCAATCCCTTTCTGAAAGAACCAGAACCATGAGCCCAATCGACCCAGACGAAATTGATGAGCTGACCACGGCGCCCAAGCGCACCACCGGCGACGAAGGCACGGTCGAAGAGCGGTCGATCGACGAAGTGATCGCCGGCGATCGCTACACGGCCGCCAAGAAAGCGGACAAAGCACCATGGGGACTGCGGCGCGGCAGGATTCAAAAGCCGGGCACGCCGTAGCAAGGCCCTCTACCAAAAGCGTTTCACAAACAGGTAACCAATAATGGCCAACGAAATCACAGTCACCGCCTCGATCCAGTGCAGCAAGGGCAATTTCAAGCTGCCCCTCGTCGGCGCCGACAAGGTGAAGGTCGATCAAAATGGCCTCGGCGGCGGCGCCCCGGGGATGGTAATCGTCGGATCGAGCGAGCTGATTATCGATCTGAGCGACATCGAGGTGCCTGGCTGGCTGCAAATGCGCAACATCGACGCGCAGCAGACCGTGCTGTGGGGCCCCACACACAGCGGCGCCATGGTGCGGATGGGCCAGATGCGCCCCGGCGAGCCGGCCACGTTCCGCCTCGATCCGGGCGTCGTGCTGCGCATGCAGGTTGATCCGGCGAGCGAAGATCTGTCATCGGATTCGGGAGAGAACCAGGCCAAGGTCCAGATTTATGTCTTGGAGGACTAATGCGCATCGTCATCCCCTCGGTCAACTACGCGGACTTCCTGGCGATCACGCTGCCGGCGTGGAAGCGGCTGTTGCCCAGCGAAGATTTCCTGGTGGTCACGTCGCCGGCGGACCATGAAACGATGGCCGTCGCGCAGGCCAACGAGGTTGGCGTGCTCACCACCGACCTATGGACCGAGGGCGGCGCCACGTTCAACAAGGCCCGGGCGCTCGACCTGGCGTTTGGGTTTGGCGAGGAGCCACCGTGGCGCCCGGACGCCGGCGAGTGGTGCTTGTGCCTCGACGCCGACGTCTATCCATTCGGCAAGCTCGCGTTGCCGACGAGCACCGAGCGGATCTTGTACGGCGTGCATCGCTACGCCTGCTTGCACCAGGCGGACTTGGAGGCGCACCGCTCAGGCAAATTGCCGCTGGAGCACTTCGACCTGATTCGGATGTGGCGCCGCCGCATGCCCGACCCGGCCGGCATGCAGGGTTACTTTCAACTGTGGCGGTACCGGCCGGGCGATCACTTCGGCAGCTATCCCACCGCGGCCAAATACGACGTGTACTTCGGCAAGCAGTTCCCGCGGCGAATCTACCTCGACGCGCCGTACGTGCTGCACCTGGGCGAGCACCGCCGCAACTGGAGCGGCCGGATCACCGCCCGCTGGCAGCCCGATATTTCTCAAGAAATGGAGTCCGCCTGATGCCCGAGTTCACCGTCAACTGGCTCAACGAGCCGAACCGCTGGCAGCAGCACCTCGTTCCACCGCTCGCCGGCCAGCCGATTCACGCGCTGGAGATCGGCAGCTTTGAGGGGCGAAGCGCCTGCTGGCTGCTCGAGCACGTGCTCACGCATCGGCTCGCGCATCTGGATTGCGTCGATCCGTTTCAATTCAGCGGCTCGGACAGCGAGTCACGGCGCGAGGCCGAAGCGTATGCCGCCTCGATGGAGGCGACCAGGCGGCGGTTCCTCGCGAACATCGCGCCCTACGGCAAGCGCGTGCAGCACTACCAGATGCCGAGCGACGAGTTCTTTCAAAAGGTGTCGCTCGACGATCCCTGGTACTCGCTGGTCGTCGTCGACGGCATGCACTCGGCGATGCCTACGCTCCGCGACCTGGTGCACGCCTGGCAGGTCCTCAAACCGGGCGGGCTCCTGCTCATCGATGACCTGTTCTGGAAGGGTCGCGATGGTTTCGTGTCGAACGGGCCTGCCAAGGCCCTCGACGCGCTGCTGCACTGCCTGCCCGAAACCGACGTGGCCGTGCGGTACCGCCACTACATCGGGATTCTCGAAAAGCTCCAGTAGAAAGGCCCGGCCATGATTCGCGTTAGCCAACAGTGGGCGCTGATGATCGACATCACCAACGCGTGCCATTTGCACTGCTCGAACTGCACGCGCCTGCTGGATCACGCGAAGCCGCGGTTCTTTATGTCGCCGGAGTGCTTTCGCCGGGCACTCTCGGCGATCAAAGACTTCCCGACGAAGAGCGAGCCGGTACCGCCGCGGCCGGGCGAGCGCCGGCAGCGGCGGAAGATCATCGGCATCATCGGCGGCGAGCCGCTGCTGCATCCGCAGCTCCCGGAGATCGCCGAGATCTTCTGCGAGCTCGTGCCCCAGGTCTATCACCGCGGCTTCTGGACCGCGAAAGACTGGAAGACGGGAGAGCATCCCAAGTGGGGCGCGTACCGGCCGATCGTGGAGCAGATCATCGGTAAGAAGCCGACGCACGACGTGAGCGGGCCCAGCGACAAGCACCGCTGCGGGTTCCTGAATTGGAACATGCACCTGCCGCAGATGAACGTCCATCACCAGCCGCTGCTGGTGGCCATCAAGGATGTGATTCCCGATGAGCGCGCGCGGTGGGAGCTGATTCAAACCTGCTGGGTGCAGCGCGAATGGTCGGGCACGTGCACCGACAAAGGGTTTTTCTTTTGCGAGGTGGCCGGCCATTTCGATCGCGTGTTCGGCGGTCCGGGCGGTTTACCGTTCGAGCCGGACGTGTGGGAAGGCGAGCTGTGGTTCGAGCCCGACGAGAGCGGCGTGCCGCGGCCGCAGGGGAAGTTCGCCGAGCAGATCCTGCGCGCGTGCGAACGCTGCGGCGCCTGCTTGCACCTGGCCGGCCGGCGCGACCTCGAGAACACCGACGACGTCAGCCCCAGCAACCTGGTGGAGTTGGAACGCATTGGCAGCCCGCGGCTCAAGGCCGGCGGCGTCGAGGTCTATGACATCAACGTCTCCTACGAACAGCGGGAAGTTCGGCAGGGGTGGCAACCGATGGAATACGTCAAAGGGGAGCGGCCCGAAGATCAATCTCAAGCCGCGAAAGGTGACACATGATTCTGGATCAATTCGGCAAACCGCTGCAACTGGAAAGCCGCCAGATGGAGCGGGTGGCCAAGGTTCGCGCGTTCTACGAAAACAAGCTGCGGAGCATGAAGAGCAGCTACGATGCCACACGCGACGGACCGAGTTTCGCCACGCACTGGAGCAACGCCGATCATCGCTCGCCCGATGGCGCCAGCTCCGCGGCCGTGCGGAAGACGCTGCGCAGCCGTAGCCGTTTCGAAGTGATCGAGAATAACCCGTATCTGGCGGGCATGGTGCTCACGCTGGCCAACGATTTCACGGGGAGCGGCCCCAAGACGCAGATCACCGACAAGCGGCTCTCGAAGGCGACCCAGCGGTTCATCGAGCTCGAATACGACGACTGGAAGAAAGAGACCCGCTACCGACCGAAGCTGTGGCGCCAGCGCGTGGCCAAGTGCACCGACGGCGAAGCGTTCAAGCGAATGTACCTGAGCGACAAGCTGGCCACGCCGGTGAAGCTCAATGTGCAAGTCGTCGAGGCCGACCAGTGCATGAGCGATGGCGTGCCCGACGCCAAGCAGCTCCAGATTACCGAGGTCGACGGCATTCGCTTCGATCGCAACAAAGAGCCGACCGATTACTTCCTGCTGGATGAGCACCCGGGCGCGTCGATCTTCATCGGGACGGCCCTCAGCGGCCGCTGGTACCGTTCCAACGTCGTGACGCACTGGTTCCGCCAGACCCGCGGCTGGAACCGTGGCATTCCCGAGACGGCGCCGAGCCTGCCGCTCTGCGCGCTGCTGCGGCGTTATACGCTGGCCGCGGTTAAGGCGGCGGAAACCAACTCGTCGATGACGGCGATTCTGGAGAGCCAGATGCCTTCGGCCGAGGGTGCCTTTGGCGGCGACGACACCGACGACGTGTTCGACACGATCCCGATCGAGCACGATATGTTCACCGTGCTCCCCTGGGGCTACAAGTTCGGCCAGTTCAACCAGGGGCAGCCGACGATCGCCTACGATCCGTTCGTGAACTCGGTGCTGCGGGAGATCGCCCGCCCGCTGCTCGTGCCGTACAACATCGCGGCCGGCTCCAGCAAGGACAGCAACATGGCCACGGCCGTGGTCGACACGCACATTTACAAGGAGGGAGGCAAAGCCGAGCGGCTGAGCTGCGGTGAGATGGTGCTCGATCCCGACTTCGCGCAGTGGTGGGCGTACGCGCGATTGATCCCACGCTACTTGCCGCAGGACGCGCTCGCGCTGGGCCCGATCGTGCCGCGCCATCGCGATCGGTGGGATCGAATTGGCCTGGACCATACCGACCCGGCCAAGGTAGCACAGGCGCTCAAGATCGCGCATGAGGCCGGCCATATCACCGATCGCGATATTCAAGAGGGTTACTACAACCGCTCGGTGGAAGATTGGCAGGAAGACGTTACCGAACAGAACGAATTCCGCGACGAGATCGGCATGCCGATCGGGAGCGTGGCGGCAATTCAAATGCAGCAGCAACAGTTGCTGATGCAGCAACAACAGAACTCGGCCGACAACGACGGGGGCGACGATGACGAAGGCGATTAGTGTTCTCCCACCGGGGACTGAGGTAATACTCGCCGAGGACGTGACAGGGACCATCAGGGCCATCCGTCTCGTCGGAAAGCCTCTCCAGGTAGAGTACGAGGTCGCGTGGTGGAGCGGCGGGAATCGTATGGAAGGGTTCCTGCAAGAATTTGAGCTCGCTGCCGATGATTCTCGCCGCGTGCCGATCGGGTTCAGGGGCTGATCCATGCGCGCCTACGTTACGATTCTTGACGGCGACGATGCGTTGCTGCCGTACTTTGTGCGGCACTATCAACGTCTCGGCGCCACCGAGTTTCCGCTGCTGGTATACGGCACGAATGAGCACCTTGGGCGCGCGTCCGCGTGGATCACGGCCGTCGCCGGCCGCTGCGAAGTGATCGGCTTGTATGCTTCCGAAACGTTCAGCGCCAAGCATCGCGAGAAGACGATTGCCGAGCATCACCCCGAAGGTGAGTGGGCCTTTTTCTGTGATCTCGACGAGTTTGCCGCGATTCGGCCGCAGTTCGTCTGGCGGGCGATCGAAAGCAACTATCCTTTCGTCGCCGGCAACTGGGTCGATCGAGTCGCCGCCGGCGGCAAGCTGGCCGACGTCAATGGGCGTCTTCCGCTCGAACGGCAGTTTCCCCTCAGCGGCCGTTTGCGATCGCACTGGGGCATGGGTGACCTGGTCTACGTGCTTTCGCCGAAAGCGCCCACGCTGCATCATCCGCAGGCTTGCCGCTGGGGCAAAGAGCTCTGGCGGACCGTCGTGATACCTCGCGTCGACGTGCATCACTTCAAATGGCAGACCAACGTGGTGCGACGATTGCGCCGCCGTCTCGAACGAATCGAAGCAGCCGGCAAATCCCGCACGCCGTGGGCTGACCGCGTGAAAAAAATGTTGGCCCACCTCGAAGCGCACCAAGGCATTGACCCGTCGCTGCTTACGCACGTGGGCGACGTGATGGGCGTCTGAGCCGTTTTATACCCGCTATAAACCACCCGCCCCAGTGCGGCGGCCGTGGCGGCCGAAAACTGCGGGTATGCCAAGGCTACTGCAAGCCAATCAGGCGCGCAAGCGCCCTCAGAACGATCTGCCCAGCGAACTGCTGTTCGCCGGCAAGCTCGATATCCACGCCGCCGAAAAAGATAAGGCGGATGGCCTGCCGACGTTCTCGTTGCTCGCCAACACGGGCGCGCCAATGGAAGTCAACGGCTGGCCGTATCCCGTGGTGGTTGACCTTCCCGGCGCGAAATTCGTCAAAGCCAGCTCGCCGGTGCTGATGCACCACAATCGCCGTCTGCGATTGGGCCATACCACCAAGCAGGAAATCACCACGGGCCGCAAGGGCAAGGTGACTGCCGAAGGTGTCGTCAGCAGCACCTCGAAGACGGCGAAGCTCTACGTCGCCGACTCAAAGAACGGTTTCCCGTTCGAGGTCTCGCTCGGTGCACGCGTGATGGAAGCCGAGTTTCTCGAAGCCGGCGAGACCGCGCAGGTGAACGATCGCACCGTCAAAGGTCCGGTCTACATCGCGCGCGAAACGCTGATTCGCGAGCTCACCGTCGACGTTCTGGGAGCTGACTCCAAAACCACGGCCAAGATCGCCGCTACTCAAAAGACTCAGGGGAATCCCACCATGTTCGAAGAATGGCTGAAAGCTATGGGCCTCGATTCGGAAACGCTTACCGACGAGCAGCGCGGCAAGCTCGAGGCTTCGTACAAGGACGCCGAGAAGGCCAAGAAGGCGGCGGCCAAGCTGAAGGCCAGCGGCAAAACGGGTGGCAAGCCCCCGAAGAAAATCACCGCCTCGGACCCCGAGGACGGCGATCTCGAAGACGACGACGACGACGATGACGTCAGCCCGTTGGCCAAGCGCCGCAACGTCGAAGCCGCCGAGAGCGAGCGCGTCGACGGCATCCGCACCCTGTTCGCCCGCTACGCGGAAGTCGACATGGTGCAGCCGGACCCGAACGGCGACAACCCGAAAACCGTCAAGGCCGCGACGTTCAAGGCGAACGCGATTCGCCAGGGGCTGAGTGTCAGCGACGTCGAGCTGGTGCTACTGCGGGCGAGCATGCCCGGCGGCGCCGGCGAAGGCCCGGCGATTCACGTCAAGGTGCCGTTCGAGGGCGAGATCTTCAGCGAAGCCTTGAGCTGCGCCGTGGCGCGCGACTGTTTCGGCATGCCGGCCTCGTTCAAGAAGGACGGCCGCGAATACGGTTACGAGCACCAGTTCTCGGAGAAGGCCCTGTCGGCGTCGGAACATCGCCGCATTCGCCACCCGAGCCTGCACTACATGATGGACCTGGTGATCCAGGCCGCCGAGGGCACGCCGTATAGCGGCAACCGCAAGAGCAACGATTTTGCGATGGCCTACGTCGAAGCCGCGATCAAGCTGCAAGGCGGTCCGCGGCGCAAGTTGGACGCCAGCGGCCCCTTCTCGACGCTGACGGTCAACTACATCTTCGAGAACGTCGCCAACAAGCTGCTCGAGCAGCGGTTCGCGATGCAGGCGTCGACGTGGCAGGAGATCGTGCGGATCAAGAATCTGACCGACTTCAAGCCGCACACGCTCTATCGGCTCGACGAAAACCTGGGCTACCTCAAGGTCGGTCCGAGCGGCGAGCTGAAGCATGGCGGTCTGACGGACAGCAAGAAAACCGTCCAGGCCGAAACGTTCGGCCGCTTGATCGCCCTTACCCGCGAGCACCAGCGGAACGACGACATGGACGCGTTCCAGCAGATCATCACCGGTCTGGTGGAAGGCAGCGCCTGGGCGATCGAATCGGCCGTGTACACGTTGCTGCTGGCGAACAGCGGCAGCTTCTTCCACGCCGACAACAAGAACCTGATCGACGACGACTTGTCGATCGGCGGTATCTCGCGGGCGGAAGAAACCTTCATGAACCAGGTGAGCGCGAGCGGCAAGCCGATCGTCTCGCAGCCCGACCGGTTGCTCTGCGGCACGCAGGACGGCGTCCTGGCCAGCGACATCTTCGGCAAGAGCGCGTTGCTCGCGAGCGACACCAACGGCAGCCAGGTGTTCCAGGAGAACCCACACAAGGGCAAATACCGCGTTGTCAAAACGCCGTACCTCAACAACACGGCGATCCGCACGCCCGATGGCCAGGCGATCAGCGGCCAATCCAGCGATCTGTGGTTCCTGTTCGGCAACCCGAACCTGGCCGCGGCCATCATCCTGGGCGCCGTCGACGGCCGCATCGTGCCGTTCATCGAGAGCAGCGAGACGAGCTTCGACACGCTGGGCATGCAGTGGCGTGGTTATCACCACATCGGCGTGGCCCAGGGCGACACCCAAGGCGCCGTGATGAGCAGCGGCGACGCCGAGAGCGCGTAGGATCCCGCTTCCCAAATTCGTTTTCCCATCTGACACGCGGCCGTCCGGCCGCACCTACCTCATAACCTTACGCACGCGAGCAGCACATCATGGCTCAAACAGTTCACGCGATCTTTTCGCACGGTCTGCAGCAGCGGATCGACTACACGCCGAACGCGGACGTCGCCGCCGGCAGCTTCGTGTTCGCCGGCGCCGGCCACGAGGCCCTGGTCTGCGTGGCCACGGAGTTTATCCAGGCCAATCGCCGCGGCGCCTTGGAGATCATGGGCATCTACAAGGTGAAGAAAAAATCGGGCACCACGTTCGCCTTCGGCGGCCTGGTGGAGTGGGACTCCGGGCTCAGCCAGGCCGTGGCGCCGGGAGACGGGACGTCGGACCGCCAGCTCGGCGTCTGCGTGGACCAGAATGGCGCCGGTGCGAACGACGACTACGTGCTCACGCGGATCAACATGGCCCGCGGCTACGAGGAGAGCAACTAGTCCCCGCCGTAGCGTTTTCATTTCTTGAGAAATAGTCGCGCCGCTTCGGCGCGGGAGGGTCAGCCGTGGTGTACGACGCGCGCGAGCGCCATGAGCACCTGCGCACGCGGATGCGGGCCGTGAACCACGTCCCCATCGTGTACCGCCGCGGCGCGCTCACCGCCGAAACCACCGCCACGGTCTACGAGCTCACGCCCGAGATCCTGGCGGCCTACGGCGTGGCGCTCGAAAGCCGGATTCGCGATTACGTGATCGACGTCGAGCCCCTGAAGCTCGCCGGCCTCGGTTCGCCGGCCGAGGGCGACGAGATCGACGAGCTCGACAAAGAGACTTCCACCGCGCTGGTCGTGAAATGCCAGGTGATCCCGCTGAACGGCGTGGCTCCCTTCCGGTACACGTCCGCCCGGCGCACGGCCGTCCGCGTGCACTCCCAGGTGATCCCGCCCCGCACGCATGGCTAAACCCGACCGCATTATCCGCCAGCTCGTGTACGACGCGATCCTCGCCAGGAAGCGCGCAGGCGGTTTTACCATCAACGATTTTGAACTGGAGATCACGCGGCAACCACTCACGTCGATCGACAAAGCGCCGCCGGGCGGCAAGGTCTGGATCGTCGGCCTGGCCGCCGCGGATCACGTGATCACGCGCAGCAAAGCGTTCACCCGCGACGTGCCCGTGCAGATCGCGCTCCAGAAACTGATTACCGCCGGCAGCCCGGCCGAGAACGAAGCGGAGCTCGATCGCTACGAGGACTTGGAAGACGAGCTGCGGGATACGGCCCGCCTGGTCGAACACGAGCGGTTTGCCTGGCTCCGCAACGAGCCGCTCCGCGATGAGAACGGGACTCCCTTCAGCTACGCCGGCCTGCGGCAACACAGCACATTCGAGGCGTACTTTACCGCGTACTACAAGGTGGGATTGAGGTAAGCATCATGTCGAGTTTTTCCGGTGGGCCGAAGGTCGGCCAAAAGATGAAGCTGTACCGCAACTCCGGTACCACCGAGACGCCGATCTGGCAGGAGATCAGCGAGATCGGCGACGTCACGCTCGATGGCATGGAGCTCGGCACGGCCGAGCTCAAACGCCGCGCGAGCATCTGGGCCAAGGTGCTGGCCGCGCTGTTCGGCGCCTTCAATCTCAACGTGCGTGTGGTGCACGGCCTCGGCGCCGCGATGTTCACGTCGCTACGGACCGACTATTTCGCCCGCACGGCGCGCGAATACGCCTGCTGCAACGGCGCGATCACCGACGATGGCACCGAAGGCTTTCGCTTTGCGGCGCTGCTGACTCAGTTCCCCTGGGATCAACCGCTCGAAGAAGTCTCGGGCCACGACGTGGTGGCGCAGCACGCCTACTACGTAGACGAGGAAGGCGCCGAAGTCGATCCCTCGTGGATGGTGGTCGAGGGTTCCGGCGACTAGCGGCGCGCGCACCGCCGGCGGCGGATATGACGGCGTGACTCATAGGCTCATAAACTAGCGGGAGGGAATGATGGCTCTGAAGGATTTGATCGATCGGCTACAGGATGGCGCGCCCGACGAGCCGTTTCCGGTGCGCCGGATTCGCGGCGTACGCGTGACGGCGGATGAGGTGCGGGAGGCGCTGGCCGCCAACGCCGATCATCCCTCGGCGTGGATCTTCGCGCGAGCCGTCGAAGGGCTCGAGGGGGATGCGCCGCTGTTTGTCGATCGCACCGACATGCTGGGCCTCGCCACCAACCGCGCGGTGCTTAAGCGCCGCGTGCGCGAGGGCGAGGACACCATCTTGACCAAGGAACTGGGCGACTCGCTGGCCCGCGGTCCAAAACTTGGAAGCGCGCCGGCCGCGGTAACGCCGGTCTCCCTCCCGCCGCGCGAAGCGCCGCGGCCGCGCGTGACCAAGCCAATCGATCCGCCGGCGAAGGAGCCGGATGCTGCTGCGGCAGCGCCGCCCGTCGACCCGCCGCCGGCGGCGAAGTAATCGCCCCGGTCGT